CAACAATGACCCCAACGACCACAATGACTCCAACGACCACAATGACTCCAACGACCACAATGACTCCAACGACCACAATGATCCCAACGACCACAATGATCCCAACGACCACAATGACTCCAACGACCACAATGATCCCAACGACCACAATGATCCCAACGACAACAATGACTCCAACGACAACAATGACTCCAACGACCACAATGACTCCAACGACCACAATAATCCCAACGACCACAATGACTCCAACGACCACAATGATCCCAACCTACACGACAACAATGACTCCAACGACCACAATGACTCCAACGACCACAATGATCCCAACCACCACAATGATCCCAACCTACACAACAACAATGATCCCAACTACCACAATGATCCCAACCTACACAACAACAATGATCCCAACGACCACAATGACCCCAACGACCACAATGATCCCAACGACCACAATGACCCCATTATTAAATATTATTGCGACTGGAAACTATGTTAAAAATTCCCTTAATGAAAAAAGTATTAATCAAAATGGATATACAGCATGGATCTTTACAAGTGGTTCAACTAATACATTTTCAGTAGATAGCCCTGCGACTCTATATATTTTGAGTGTAGCAGGAGGGGGAGGGGGTCATTATAATAATGGCGGTGGGGGTGGTGCGGGTGGATTTGTAGAGAAAACCGTTGTTCTGGGTAAAGAAGATACCTTAACTATTTCGGTTGGAGAAGGTGGAAATTCTAGTGGTGGAAATGGCACAGATTCAAATGTTGTTTTTACTAATCATCCTAATGAAAATATTACATCTGTCGGCGGGGGTGGAGGGGGGGCGCTTGGAATGTTCCTAGGTCCTACAGCAAGTACAGGAAAATCTGGGGGAAGTGGAGGGGGTGCGGGTAGGAATTCAACAAGTTTAGGTGGATCTGGAGTATCTGGACAGGGAAATTCGGGTGGAAAAGGAGTCGCAATAACCGCAAGTGTTGGAAGTGGTGGTGGGGGGGCCTCATCTCCAGGAAAAGACGGAAAAATACGGAATGGGAGTGATAATTCAACGTGTGGTAGTGGCGGATCTGGTAAAGCATGTTCGCTTCCTGGTTTTAATACATCCATCTTTTTTTCTGGTGGTGGTGGTGGTGGAAATCGTAATTTTCTCGGTGTTTCAGGAGCTGGTGGTAAAGGAGGAGGGGGTTGTGGTGGAAATCTAAATTCGGGCGGAATTTATGGAACAGGGGCTACCGATGATTCGAGTTTTTACCCATCGTCGGGGGCTGGTGCCACCAATTCTGGGGGAGGAGGAGGTGGAGGTGGAGGGACTGGTTTAAATGATGGTAATTATAGTGGTGGTGGTGGTGGTGGATCTGGAGTTGTAATTGTAATGGTTAAAGGCGTGTATTGAATGATTGTTTTTATTTTGTTGGAAAGGAAGAGCAGTGAAAACAAATAAATAAAAATTATTTGTTTTTATTTTGTTTTATTATCATCATCATTTACAAATTGGACCCTGAACATATCACGATCCCCAATACGGATTGAGATGGGTTCGTTCGCATGATTCATGTACTTGAGTTCGCTCACCAATCTCGAATTGATAGAAGGATAAACAGAATGACATTCCCTCGCAATTGCTTGTTCAGAAATATTACCGTTTGATCGCACATCATCCTTGTAAAAATAAAACGTGGGGATTTCTTTTTCCATTTATTCATCGACACGATATGTTTAGATAAATAAATGGAAAAAGCTATTTAAAGACGTGTCTTTATAATGACAGATGGAGAAATATACGGAAATGAAAATTAAAAAGAAACAATAAATAAATAAAAGTTGTTTTATATTGTGAAAATGATCTTTACACCAGTAGAGGTTATGGAACAGATTTTTGAATTTCTGCATGGTGAGGCACTCCAGAACAAAAGACGGCTCATCCATCAAATCAAGTTGTTGCGTGTGTTGAAAGAATTGGATGACCGAAAGAGAACCTGGACAATCCAGAACGACTCTGTGCGTATTATCGATTTACGAAAATTGGACAGCCAGTGGAAGGAACATATCCAATATGAACCAAAACATTACAGCAGACGAGATAACGAATGGGTGGACAACGAGACGTTCTACATGGAAGAATTATTGTGGGGGGACTATCCAAGGAACCAATTGCTGTTGTACAAGAAATACGTAAAACAATTGGAACAAAAAGTAAAACAGCTCGAAACCAAACTTGAAAGATTTAATATACCATACTGAAATCGAGAGTATATTAAATCTGATTTTAATGAGAATGTTAAAATACTTTTCATTTATTTTTTTTTGTTTTGTTTTGTTGCTCTCCAGATTGTTGTCGTTGTCTTTTCAGTTTCCTTTTGTATCTTCCCAGCGTGTCCGATTGTTCCATCTTGTGTTCCTTTTTGAATTTTTGCAGTTTTTCGTTTGTTTGACGAAGCTTCGTTTGTATCCTTTTTTGTTGTTGTTGATTCGTCCCCTTTTTTCTGATGCCCTGAATTATTGTGCCATGCGCTCCTTTCTTCCCCACCATTTGCGGATTATCCAATGTGCTTCTGTTGTATATGACTCCATCGTTTCCCACGACTGGGTCGTCAAGTATTTCGAGGGTGATGGGATCGATAATGTCTGCTGGAACATCGTCCCATACACCCTGTGTGCTCATTAATATTTTCTGGCGGTATTGTGTTCCAGCACCCTGAAGCCCAGGACGGAAGCTTCCGCCAGTTTCTTGCCTGAATTTCTCACGCCGTTGTTTTTGTTGTTGTTGTATCTGTTGTGTGCGCCTATGTTGAGGCCATTGTTGCCATTGTTGTTGTGATTGTGATTGTTGTTGTGATTGTTGCTGTGATTGTTGTTGTTGTTGCTGTGATTGTTGCTGTGATTGTTGCTGTGGTGGTTCAAATCCGTGTACGACATCATTGCCACTGACGTGTGTTGCCCCAGACACTCGACCGAACCCCGACACAATCCCGTTTCCAGAAACTTTGGCATTATCATACACGTTTGCCCTATTAAAAACTTTGGCATTACCATAAACAGAAGCCCTCCCATAAACGTGCGCGTGATCATAAACCTTGGCTTGATCATAAACTTTGGAGAACCCAGAGACAGCCGCATGCCCATAAACACGAGCGGACCCATAAACACGAGCACGATTGCTTACTTGGGCGTGTCCGCTTATCTGTGCGTCTCCATAAACGCGGGCATTCTGGTAAATTTGCGTATTATCAAAAACACGGGAATTGCCATACACATAAGACATGTGGAAAACAATGGAATTCCCATAAACACGCGCATTACCATATATTTCTGCCAGACCAAAAACTTCGGCTTCACCATAAACTTTGGCTTCACCTCGTATCCTAGCGTGTTCAAAAATTTTGGCATTACCGTAAACTTGGGCGTCTCCAAACACCATCGCATTCCCATAAACAAGCGCATTCTCGTAAACATGAGCATTTCCGTAAATTTGTGCGTTGCCGTCAATCCTTGCGTTTCCAGTGGCAAATGCCTCCCCATAAACCTTTGCGTTGCTCCCAATAAAAACACTAGGCGCCACAAGGGTTGTCATGGAGACCCACCCTCCCCTTCGGCTTCGTTGCCCTGGGTTCTTGTGTCGATTGCCAACATGATAAGTAATATTCCCCCGATCATTTGTGGTGGTGAATCCAACAGTTTGTCTACCACACCTGGGGCACGAGAGGTTTCGGTTGTCAATGACATGATGTCTTATTTCTGGGATGCTGAATGTATGTCCACAATCGGCAGTATATATTTCTTCTTCTTGTTGTTGTTTCTGCATTCACTTTTTTATTTAAAGAAACAAAAAAGTAAAGCAATTTCACTGACCTAAACAGAATGGAACTCTCTATAAATGTTTATTGAAACGGAAAATAAACAAGTCGTCGCGCATTTGTATCGCGGTGAAATGAACCGATTGACGGTTTACCGACAACGCCTGGATACCACCACAAATTGGGCGATAACCCTAGAATCGGCGATACTTGTCATTTATACAGACAAACGAATTGAATTCTATTTTATTTTTTTTCCTCTCATTATTTTATTGTTCTTGTCTTTTTTGGAGGCGAGGCGCTACAGATATTTTTTCACATCCGCCAGACGGGTCCAGTACCTAGAAACCGAATATTTTGGCAAACAGATTTTCAGAAAACAACAATCCAATGACATTTGTATTCTTATCGACAACATCATGGATGTCAGGTTATGGATCAGCTTGAGACAGGCGTGGACAATCCGGTTTTACCGAAATTATATCTGGCTTTATTACATCAGTTTGGTCATTATGACCTACAAATACATGACAATCGAGTTCCATACTGATTATCATCTGGTCTTTACCATTGTCATGTGGGTGTGCTGCGCATCCTGTCATTTGGGTTTGCATTTTTTCCAGCATCCATTCGTTGATCTATAATTCAGTATCCTACCGCCACATCCAACAGATCGAATACCAACAACAAGAAGGACATGTACCCACCCAAACGCACCCCCACTTGAAACTTGGAGTATTCTTCCATATTCCCACCAGCTAAGAACCCTGTGCTGACAAAATGCGACACCCCCCCAATCACCCACAAGAATATAAAAATTGTGGCATCGTGGTCGTGTGTAAAATTCCAGATCAACCCCATAACAATCGCAAAAAACTCGACATCATTTCTATTTTCCCCTATCCAATAATTAGATGTAAAGTACGCAATATAGGTAGAAACCGCCGCCACATCATAGATTGGGTGAACAGACATTTTTAACTGGGTTGTTGAGGGCCTGTATGGGACCAATGCCGTTGTTGTACCCTTGATGATGGGAGTAAGAAACGCCATTTTTCTTATATCCACATTATCACTTTAAATAATAAATGTATGAATTTCTAGAAACAACATGACCAATGTCGGCGAAAGAATCAAAAGCACAATAAACAAAAATTATACAAATTTTATTATTAATAATAAAATGAGTGAAAAAAAACAAAAGAACAAAAAGATTATTGAAAAATTCACAAGTATCCTTTTCCCAGCATCCCCCAATAAGAAGGTATCCATCGCACAATTGAACAAAGTTTTTGGAAAACAACTTTTCGGGGAACAAACACGACCTCGCAAGAGATCCTTTACAAGTGCCACTCCTGACATTTCTGCGACAAAACCCAAACTCACAGGCACATTCTCGCAAAGAGTACCAGGCACCCCTAGGAAAGATAGGATCAACGATCTAAATAAACTCAGCTTGGATACACTGAAGGATGCGTGTGAAAACCGCTACAGAGTGGGTTGCCAAGGATTAAAAAAAAAGGACGACATTATTTCAATCATAATACGAAAAGAATATCGATTGCGATAATCATCAGAAAAAATATTTCGTAGATATTTTTTTTTTTGAAAAAAAAATTAAATTCAACGAAAACCATAAACCGAACAAAAAGTAAGCATCCTCTGGAAACTCCACATTGTGTTTCTTGTATTGTTGCTATTCCTTCTTGTCTATGTGATAAAATCGTGTAAAAAATATTAAGTATCATAAAAGACATGCCCCGCCAGCAACAACGAAAAAGAAATTTTCTGGCAGACATGAAGCACGCCATTCACAACCTCAACCCCGATCAAATCAAACAAATCCACAAAGAATATTTTCCTTATTTTTACCAATATGACGATGAAACAATACTCATGTACGCGCTTATAGAATACCGAGATTTATGGTCGGATCCTTCTATTATCGGCGCCCAAGATGACGCATTGCAGGTTATACTGGAACTGATAAAGATCTCACCCGATCTCAATGAACTCCATAACGCGAATGTCAGTGTTGTCTTGTTGTTGTTGAGAATATTTATGACTGATAATGACCTTTTGAAATGCCTTCGACTTCTTCGCAAGAGGGGTTATGATTTTAACCGCATTTATAATGATAAAAACGACACAATGATCTATCTCTTAACATTAGATAGGAATCTTTCTCAACACAGGGTGTTCAATCAGGGGATTTTCAACATACTTTCTGGAAATTTTGATCAGAATATCTTACGACAATCTCGTCAATTATTTTTAAACATCCTGACACAACTCCCCTATAATGCCAATCACGCTGTTTTCAAGCTTTACAAGGATCACAATGTAAATATTTTTGAAGGCACCGACCAGAAAAGGTTCTGGAACGATTTTATTTATCGGGACCGATATTTGGTGCGTGGGCACGACGAATTCAAGGCATTTGTGAAGTTATACCTCGATTCTGGGTTGGTATTGGACCATAATGCCCTATTGTCCATATTCCATACGCGAGATGTGTATCCAGACGTTGTGAAACTTATCACGAGACACCGAGAATTTTCAGAAAATGAATTGGCCCAATCACTTTTCGCATTATTGATAAATCCTTCTGTGGGTACTGACAAAGTTCTAGAAATCACGAAGCACCTTGTCCGTGCCAATCCAGAAATTGTCAATCACGAAAACATACGCACGTGGCTGGTAGGGGCTGTGCGGTATGCTAATAAATTACCTTTGATTTTATTCTTATTACCCCATATGCGGGACAACAAACGGATGTGTGGCATCCTCCTGAAAAGTGGCACTCCTATTGCCCCCCAGAATAAAAAATTTGTCCAAGAATTCTGTGAGCGTCTGGAGATGGTACAATCTGTAAAACGCAAACGCCAATTGTCGCAGCGGAATATACGATCTGTAAAAAGGTTCGTACAGAAGGACCCAACCATCATGGGGAGTGCCTCCCGAATGCCGACACAACTTTTCCAACAGCTCCAATCTTATATTGTAAAGAAATATGAAGGATGAAAAACGGAAACAAAAACCTAAAAAGAAAAATTAATGAATTGAAAATTTGTTTCAATATATTTATATTGAAAAAATTATATTTGAAAGTTTCTTGTTGGCGACAAATCAAAAAGTCAAAGTACGTTCCATTCCAATAATAAAATCATTTTTTTTATTATTAGAGCATGAAAGAGTATGAGAAATATAAAACTGATTATTGGACAAATTGGATTGTATCCTTAATAATTGGTGTATCCTGTTGTTGTTTCTTATTATTTTTTTGTTCGGCTTTACACGTCTTACAATTGGAACACATCCCGTCTTTAGTAGTGGAAGTTCTATAGAACTGATCGTGTTCTTTCACACTCTCACAACGATTACACCATTTGTGGGTCGTCGTATTGAATTCAGGTAGTGGTTTGTCTCGTCGGCATTTCTCGTTATATCCTTGTCGGTTCTGGGATTTGGCGTAGCAATCCTTACATATCCTCGCCCGCCCGTCCTTATGGCTGCTGTGCCGATAGAACATTTCCAAGGGGACCATCCGTTCCTCTTCCGTTTTATGCCACTGACCACCGCATCGTTTCGATGTTGGTTCGGCATCTTTGGTTTCCTCCACTGGTTCATTTTCAATGACTTCTTGGGCTTCTTCTTCGGTGATCAGGTGTTTGTTGAATTGGTGGAGTTGTTCGTCGGTCTCAATACGATAATTGCTCCGTAAGATGTTTGCCAGATCCAGAATATGTTTTTTGATGTTCTCAAATGGCACACCTTCGATGAATTCACGCCCATTAGGACGATTGTCTTCGTAAATCCTTTTCATATATTTCTCAATGTCATGGTGCTGATCCGTATACATCAAAAACATCAACTTACACAGAGGACTGGATGTGCGGAATCCTGACACACGCCCCGTAATATTTTCGGATTTTCCAATCTTCAACTTCATATCATTGTCATCGCCCGTGGTATTCACGATATACACACATTTGCCTTCGGGCAATTTATATAATTTTTTCCGTTTGAGGTAGTATTGATGGTTCAAATACAACTTGTCATATTTTTCTTGAAGATGTTTGTTCTCGTGTAGAAGAGAGGTATTGAGTTGTTCGGCGTATTCCAATTTTTGTTTCAATGTTTGTTGAACTTGTTCAATGGGTTTTTCATTACCCAGTTCAACACTACCGGTGATAATCAACTCACGAACCCAACGAGAAACCTGAATGGAGAATATGGGGCTACACCAGTTTGCCAAGTGGATCCCCAAATCTGGATGGACCCACGTGCCTTGAGCATTCTTGTTATTACCACCACGTCTGACTTGGATCAATTCTTTTTCATCCATCTGTAATTTTTTTGTTAAAAACGCGACAACTTGTCGTGTTTCTGGACTGTTTCTCCAATTAACAAGTTGTTTCATGGATGCTTGACACAATTTCGTTGCCATCACATACCCGTCGTCCCGCATAGGAATAACAAATTCATTTCCATCCGTGAGTTGGAGATGACACTGATAGACATCATTATCTTTTTTGAAAACGGTCGCCGATTGAGTTTTGTTCGTGTTCATTTTTTATTAATACTTTTGTTGTCTTTAGATGGTTTATATGGATTTACCAAACTACTTGGTTTACACGGGGTTCTTACAACTTCAAAAAAAGAAAACTTACAATAGCCAAATAGGAGTACCACTTCTTATGTATTGGTTAATGTAAGTTCCCATTCATTAGTTCTCAATGAACGGGAAAAATTGATTTTGAAAAAAAAAATAATTATTCAAAATGGATCAGTATCAACTTAAACAACTAATATTGGAGGATGGACGTCGAGTTGAAATTCCGATGAGAGAAGACGGCTATATTCTGGCAACAAGAATGTGCAATAGTGCCGGGAAACGATTAAGAAAATGGAGAGAGTATTCCGATACTATAAAATTTATAGAAGTGGTGAAGCAAAATACGAAATTCAAAGAAGAAGAACTTATTCATGTTTATAAAGGCAATACAAAAAAATTTAGTCAAGGCACGTGGATACACCCAAAACTGGCAATTCATTTGGCAATGTGGTTGTCTTCATCATTTTGTCTCCAAGTATCGAATTGGATTGAAGAATGGTGTTCTTATAAAAGAGAGAACCATAACAAATTTTTATATGAAATTTATAACTTGGAATGTGATGATAATCATGAACAGAACAAAGAAAAATTAATTCAACTAAAATTACAACAAGAATTAGGTGGTGATATTGAAGTTGAGACAAAAGTTGGATTTATTGATTTATTAACTAAAGATGAGATTATAGAAATAAAAGAAGGAAAAAACTGGAAACACGCAGTAGGACAAATCTTGATGTATGGAGTAGAATATTCATCTCACAAGAAACGGATCCATCTTTTTAATATGGAAAAGAGTGATATCGTAGAAGATTATTGTAGTTTGTATGATATTAATGTTTCCTATGAAGAATTTTAAAAAAAGTGAGATTTGCCTTGATGTCATCACTCTTGTTGTATTGGTTCATATAAGTCCTCAGTTGTGCTTGACGGGGTGAACGGCTTTTTTGTAAAATTTTCATAATCCCACAAAATTTTTACACCTTAAAAAGCAATAGTCCTTCATCACTGATCGTTTCCCAAATATTTTCTTAAGTCAAAAAAGAAAAAAATTATGAAAATTTTTTTTCTTGGAGTTAATAAAAACAAGCGAAAATGTCCAACAGTATCTGTACCAGCAACTTGACTTCAGGTTTCATCGATCTTGCCACCTACGATGAGCTCGAGAAGTACATGTATGGTGGCCCCGACGCCACCGCCTACTTCGTGCGCCAGACCCGTAAATCAACGTGGTTCACACAGGTGCCTGTCTGTCTTTCCCGTGCTTCCGGCACTCCCGGCTTCAACCAGGAGTGGTCTGTCTCGATCAGCCGTGCTGGTGATTACCTCCTCTACACCTGGCTCCGATTCACTCTCCCCCAGATTGTGTCTGCCACCCGCACCCCTAGCCAGGCCAACCCCAACTACAACCTCCAGACCTTCCTGTCCTGGACCCCCAACCTTGCCCACAATCTTGTGCGCGAGTGCTGCATCACCTTCAACGACCTGGTGGCTGCCCGTTTCGACAGCTTCCTGCTCGATTTCTGGTCTGCCTTCACCGTGCCCGGTGGCAAGCAGGTGGGTTATGCCAACATGATTGGTACCACCAGCGACCTTATCGACCCCGCCCTTGTGCTCCCCGCCAAGGTGCTCAACCTTCCCCTGCCCCTGTTCTTCAGCCGCGACAGTGGTGTGTCTCTCCCTACCGCCGCCCTTCCTTACAATGACATGCGCATCTGCTTCACCTTCCGTGGCCTGTACGACCTGCTGACTGCTTGGGATGTACAGACCCCCGTGGGTGGTGGTTCCACTGTCTACCTCCCCGGTCGCCCTGCCACCAGCGCTGATGTCAGCAACACCTGCTGCACTGACCTCACCAATGTCCAGGTGTGGGCCAACTACGCCATTGTGTCCAATGACGAGCGTAAGCGCATGGCCTGTGCCCCTCGTGATATCCTCATCGAGCAGGTCCAGACCGCTCCCCCCCAGACCTACAACCCCGCCAACACCGCCAGCTACGACATCCGTTTCTCCCACGCCATCAAGGTCCTGTTCTTCGCCGTCCAGAACACCTCCATCCAGTCCTACTGGTCAAACTACACCACCCAGTCCCCCACTGTGTGCTCTGCCTCCACTGATGGCACCTACCTCCTCCTCTCCGGCTACTTCCCCGGTTCCGACCCCATTGCCGAGACCTCCCTGGTGTACGAGAACACCCAGCGTCTCGCCAACATGGGCAGCGACTACTTCGCCCTGGTCGAGCCCTACTACGCAGCCCCTTCCATCCCTGTGTACGCCGGCTACCACATGTACTCCTACTCACTTGACTTCATCTGCCTGGATCCTCTCGGTTCTACCAATTACGGCAAGCTGACCAACGTGAGCATCAACCCCTACGCCAGTGTGGATGCCCAGAACGCCGCTGCCGCAGTGACTGCCACCACCGCCCAGTCCCAGGCCGTGGCCCAGACCTTCAGGTTCCTGGTTACCGCCATCAACAACAACATCATCAGAATTTCTGGTGGAGCTCTGGGTTTCCCTGTATTGTAAATACAGCATACATTTTATACTGCTATTATCAAAAATATTTCAATTTCTTTCAGAGAACTTGAAATATATGACATTTTATGGTTTGTAGTAAAAGCGTAAGGAGATATCTCCTCACGAAAATTAAATAACTACATTTTATGGTTTTGTAATAGTTGGTGAGGCAGATCTGCCCCAGCAAATTTTCAAAAAATTTGTTATTGATTAATGATTGCTTCCAAATCTTTGATTCTCTTTTCAGCCAATTGTAATTTTAACTTATAAATTTCTAATTCTTTCAATTGTATTTCCTTTTCCATCAACTGTTTCTGGGCAATTTCTAGTTGAAGTTTAAGATCATGATCCAATAATAGTAATTGTATATTCTTTAAAAATTGTGTTAAGCATACATCAGGTTTAAAAATTTCAACTTGCTTGTTATATTTAAAATTATATTTATCTAGAAGCTTATGTATAGTTTTTTCAATTTGTTTAGAAGAAATCTTAAAAGCACCTATCGGAAGAAATTGTTGATATTCTGATTCGGTGGAATTATGTTTGCTAATACGCTTTATTAAATTACAATCAGAACACCCTATTTTTACCAATCCATTACCGATATATGCGATATATAAAACAAATATATTAGTGCATGATGCCCAGAAACTTTCATACTCCAAATTCAATTTTTCTGCTTCAACGTCCATATGTGTTAATGAAAGAACTGGGCGTAAAGGTCTTTGTAATTCAACTTTTCCATTTAATAATAATTCTTCAATCCAATCGTTCATTTGCACACCGAAATGCGGATTCATCCATCCTGCCATATGAATGGCAATCTTACGATGAACCCATGTTCCTTGGTGTTTAGTATTACAATGCTGTTTAATAATTATAATATTTGACGTGTCAAGTCCTTTTCTCTGTAAATGTTCTTTTAACGCTTCAATGTATTCTTTAGTTGAATCCAATCGTAAATAATCTTTGACACGTTTATTCATTGTGCTTGCCAGTAGAGTAGCATTTACCATTGTCATAGTGCCTCGTGGTTCTATGGGAAGTACAAATTTTTTACCTTCCTTCGTCATCAGTTCATATTCAACAATTTGATGATCTTCTTCACTCGGTTTTTCATCTTTGATTTCATTTTTCAAACTTTCATCATCATATTTTTTATGGAGTTCTATCAGGGCATCTCGGTTTAGATTATTGAAACACGTCATACCCCGTTTTTGTGCCAAAAACTTCATTTCTTTTGCTGTCATTTTAGAATAATTAGGAATTATACCTTCCTTATCCAATTCGTTCAAAGGTTGTTTTGCGTCTGTCCCATTTTTTCGTTTATTATCATCTTCTTCAATCAATGCGATAATTTCACCTTTTTTCGCCTTGCCAACCACAATGTTGCGTTCCTTGGCGATTGCCTTTAATTCCAATACATTTTTCAAGTTATAATTGACCTCATCCTTTTCAAGAGTATTTCCTATATGAGAATTCCATATCTTTTTTCGGCGTTCATACATAGCCAGCATCTTATTTAGCAGATTCTTGAGGGATTCAGCATTTTCCACTCCTTTTGTGATCCCGTGTTCGACTGCGATGGGCGATAATTTTTTAGGGCTCAATGTTTTCCACCTATTGACCTCAGTTATGGGGATCTCTTTATTGATTAATTCAACATACTTATCCCAAGTATCACCATTCTTTTCAATGGATCGGCTCTGGTACGGTTCATTATCCACTGACTCGGGATTTTCCAAAACAAATTCAAAAGTCAATAACCAGTTTTCAATTGTGGCAGCACTCAAGACACCATGGCTCCCCCGGTTTGATCTTCCTGAAAACATCCTTGCGACTTCCTGTTTTCCAACACATTCCATAGCGTCTTTGAGATAATCGTAACGGATATTCTTGGAGTGCGCCTCCTTCACGAACGATTGCGGGTTTGACAATCTCTTGTAAGTCATCTTTTATTTAGGTTTTCCATCTCTTTAAGCCCATTTTGGGCAAAAATTATTTGGAAGGAACAAACGACACCGAATGACGACAAACCCCACAAGTAAATTGTTTGTCATCATTCTGAAAACACTTTTGGAAACAATATACACATATGGAATGCCTACATTCCGTCATAAAACAATAAGCATTTTCACCACACACGTAGCAATCCTTATCATAACCCCATAACTCAACAAGACACTTACAAAACTCCGTATACACTTCAAGTTCATTTCCACCTAACAACATTTGTTGATGGATGTACACAGATTCTGCCAGTTTCGTAATCATACCAATTGCCTCATCAATACTTTCAGCCAGCCAACTTATACCTTCAAAGAAATCACCGTCAGGTGTATATTCAATGTCAAACGAATTGTTTGAATTTTTTGAAATTAAAAACCTTCCTTTTGTTTTTGCCACACAAAAATCCGTCAATTCAAACATACAAAAATCTGGATCTTCCAATATTGTTTTTAGTTTATTCTGGATGTTTTGTTTTATATTGTCTGGATGAGTTTGATTGCTCTCTTTCATGTTTGAATAAAAGTTGTCCTAAAAAAAAATCATTTTTATAAAACATACATAATAAAATATTTTGGTATTGATTCTAAAATTGAAATATATTGTTTGGCTTTTATCTATTTAAAGAAATAATATTATGACAACCAGTTTTCAAAACATCCTTACAAAACTTAACGAAAATTGTATGATGCCTGATCACCCTGAACAAACCCCTACCACAAATAAATCACCCATCTCTGTCCATTGCAAGCAACATCAGCATCATTTTATATGGGATATGAATTTCATTCTGAATCTCATAGACAATTCATTTTATAAATCGTATGACACATATTGTCCCACATGTATTGGTACAATTGTTGTCCAACGTGAAGCTGAACAAGTATGCAAGAACCTCAACATAGAATTTGTCAAGGTTTCTGCTGATAAAAACACTTATCACTATCGTCTTCCATGTGGTCATGAACAATCATCCAATAAAAAAAATCTTAAACAGATGACTCATCAACCTTTCTGTTGCACTTGTATTAATGAAAGAAAATCACAACAAGATCCATTAGAATATCCACTTCTTAAAAAATTTCAAACCAAAATACAGCGATATAGGAAAAAATCATTTGATTTTACCGATAAAATCCCAGAAATCATTGACCATATTTATAAACGCTTAACCGATATGGATATATGTTTCCACCAAATAGGTTATGACGAGGAGGAAAATGATCTATGGATCTATATGAAATGTGAAGGTGATGATTATTGTCATAGAAATACAATTACTTTATTAGAAATGATCCAACGACTAAAATTGGTAAATCTTGGAACTATCAAAAGTGTATGCCATGAATGCTGTATTAAATAATTGTAAAAATTAATACTCTTATTAAGTATTAATTTAGAAATAACTTCTTTTTTTTTGTTATTTACATTGCCACCTTTTGTTCTCAACTTATACTATAGTTCATCTGCGTGATTTGACTATATTGATAAAAATGAAATCTGTTATAAAATCGAGATGTTTAAAACTTAAGATGGATCGGATTTTAATGACTCGCAATGGAACATGCCGTATGAAGAAATCATCACAGCGAAATTTGTGTACTATAGAAAATTTTGAACAAGACATAGATAATTATTTGAAACACGAAGAACAAGTATCTTTGGAAGATGCGATATTGTCTTTAGGTATCAGTAAAGTAAAAAAGAATCAAGGCGATTGTATAAAGGTGGGAAAATACTTTTTTGATGTGTCAAATGTTATGGAAAAAATCAACATTGATAAATTTTACACATTCCCATCGCCTTTTCGGAACGAAATCATTTTACGATTTATTTTGAAAACAAATGAACATAGATCTCAATGGTGTCTACAGATGATGAACGAAAGGATTGAATATCCTCATGCTATTAGAATTAGCTTTACGAAATACTTATTTTATTATGAATTATCATTTTCTTACAAAAAAGGTGAAGATCCTTTATTGATATGGCTATGTGAAAAATTATCATCAAATACAAAAGAAAAATCAAACACTTTAAAGAAAAAAAAGATTTCTATTACTTTGAAAAGACTGGTATGGAACAAGCATTTTACCGAATCTTGTGGGACTGCCTTGTGTTCATGTTGCAAATTGACAACCATATCTCAACTTAATTTTCATTGTGGACACATTGTCGCTGAAATTAATGGTGGTTCCACTAAATTGGATAATCTGATACCCATTTGCCAGTATTGTAATTTGTCAATGGGAACCAAAAATATGCAGGATTTTATGCGGTCCCAAGGGTTTTGATAGATTCATTTTTTTTTTAATTTACAATTTTTTCTGGAGATATTTAATGTAAATTAAAAAATATTTCTTTAAATTAAAAAATGACAGAAACATATTATGATTTCATTAAAAATAAAATGTACACGTTAAATTCTGTGGATGAAATTATTTCACAATATCGGACTGACAGCACAAAGGGATATGCGTTTGAAAGATTATGGAACATTCTTATCAAACTTGGGTTTTGTGAAAAATTCAATCGTCAAGAATATGATCATTATATTGGAAATATTGACAAAAACATTATAAAAATCAATAGAAATTATGAAACTTTTTTTAAAGAAACCAGTGGGAAAGGTCCTGGGGGTCCAAGTGATATAACACTATTGAAAAAAAATAATAAAGAATGGGTGTTCATCTCTTGTAAATATCACATCAATAAAACAAAAAGCACCGATAAATTTGATATTGAAAAAATTTCTCTTGCTGCCACACATAAAAAAACAAAATACAACAAGTTCATTATCTATATTTTTGTCAAAGACAAAACAAAAGTTGAAAAAAAATTTATAGACAGTTATACAAATTATATCAAAGAAAGTATCTATAATAGTCGTACAAAACAATACAATATTTTGGATGTAAAAGATTTAGAATACTGTTTCCAGAATTTCAAAAACAAAACAAAAAATATGTCTTGGGATCAAATCAATAGAACGTTTATAAGACGTGAGGATGATCGTGATATTTTAAACTTAAGATTTCATCAAGAACTTATTGTCCACAACACGATGGAAAAGATTAAGAATAAAAAGAATAAATTATGCAAACATATTCTTTGGGCTATGAAGGCTCGGTCTGGAAAAACATATTGCGTTGGGGGGCTGTTTCATAAATATTTAAACGAATATAAAAAGTTAAATGCGCTAATTATTACACCAGCACCAAAAGAAACATTGACACAATTTTCAAGAGAACTTTTTGACAGATACTTTGAATTTTTAAATCTAAATATCATTGAATTAAAAGGTAAAAAGGATATTGAAAATATACACAAAAATATCGGAGACAATAAAAATAATATTATGATTGTTTCTAAACAGCTTCTGGATGATTATGTGGATGCCCAATATAACACAAAAGATCCAATTAAAAATTTACACCTTGATTTTATTGTTTTTGATGAGAACCATTTTCATGGGACAACTGAAAAAACCAAAGATATATTTTCTTCTTACTCGTCTCCAAACACAATTATGTTGTATTTGACCGCAACTTATTTTAAACCTTTGAATGAATGGGGAATTAAAACATTCTGTCAGTTTTATTGGGATATTGAAGATGAAAAATTATGTAAAGAACGAGATGTCGATGGACTTGTCAAGAAGCATGGACCGAATGTGTTTTTGTTTTTGAACGAACAAAACCAAGAAAGAAAACTCCGATATTACGACAATATGCCTGAATTATATTTGATGACTAATTTTGTCAATCCCAAAATTATTGAAAAGATTAAAGATGATATTGAAGGCACTGATTATGGATTTTCAAATTCCGTACTATTTTCTTTGAATATACCAGAGGGAGAAAAACTTGATAGTAGGAAAAAGGTTGAAAAATGCCAACCAGGATTCAAGTTCCCGGATGCAGTTGATTCATTGTTGGAATACATTTCAGGACAACCACCAATGGGGAAAACGAATTGGATACCACCTCCTTCAATTTTTGGTAAAATTCAAAATATTTCCACTCAACATGGAAGTAGGACATTGCTAAATTTTACAACACAACTTTGGTTTTTACCTCACGGCATCAACTTGCCCATAGATCATATAAGCAAGTGTTTAGAAGAACGAATGAAACAAAATCAAGTATTGAATAAATATGAGATTTATATTGTGAATTCTAAACATAACATCCAGAATGTAAAAAATGATATTAAGGAAAAAGAAGAAAACGCAAAAAAAAATGGAAAAAAAGGATTGATTATACTTTTAGGAAGCCAATTGTCGCTGGGGGTTACCCTTCCTTATGCTGATATTGTTTTTCTATTCAACGACCTTAAACAAAGTGATAAAATTATTCAAATGATGTATAGATGTATGACTGAAAAAATAGACAGAGATGAATCGGATCTTGAGATCAATGATGGTGATAAGAAAATGGGGTTTGTTGTGGATCTGAACTTGTCTCGTGTTTTACAAATTATATTGGATTATCATGTGAAAAATGAAAATATGTCGATTAAAAACAAAATTAAATATGTCATTCAAAATAATCTAATTCATTTGGATGACGCATTTTTTACAAATAAAGAAAATAAATCTAATCTAATAGAAAGATTGACAGACGTTTGGAAATCAAATCCTATGAATAGCATGGATAATCTTTTAAATAAGATTAATACTTATATTGTCAATGTGGATAATTCCGACCAAAAATGGTTGAACGAACACTTTAGTTCTTCTGTCAAAGATTCTAAAAAAGTAGTTGGTAAAGTAAAGATGGATTTATCCCAAAATATAGGCGAACTTCCTACTGGAAGAAAAATAATAAAAATAAAACAGAAAACAGACGACAAAGAACATCAACAGAATCAACACAAAGAAAAAGAAATCAGTATATCAAAGGATATTCTTCCATTTGTTTTGCCTTTATCTTCGATCCTTACATTAAAAGATGTTAATAGTGATTTTATAGAGGTTCTCGGAAAAATCAGAGATAATCCAAAACTTTTTGATGTATTTATTAACCAGATGGGTGTCTGGTATACAACATGGAATGGAAACGAACCCAACGAGAAACGGAAAGAAGAGCTCCGGAAATGGTTGGGGGACATGATAGAGATCTTTTCTGAGATTGAAAGCAAAGGTGAATGGAATGTGAATAATATTATGCTTCAATTCAAATCATCTTTTCATGATCTTATCGATCAACCTGATAAAGCGTTGGAATTTATAAATTCGTGTTTAAAACGTCATGGGAATGAACGAGACCAATTGGGGGAAGTTTTTACACCCATGCCTGTCATCGAAGAGATGTTTGACAATCTTGACAAATATTACAAAAGTATTCATGGTGGAAAAAGTATTTTTTCGGACAAGAACCTTACATGGTTCGATCCAGCATCAGGAATGGGAAATTTCCCCATTGCGTTGTATTTACGATTAATGGATGGTTTGAAGAACAAGATCCCTGATCAAAAGAAAAGAAAAAAACATATCCTTGAAAAGATGATTTACATGAGTGAATTCAATAAGAAGAATGTCTTTATTTGTAAACAATTGTTTGACATTGGGAATAGATACAAATTGAACCTTTATAATGGAGACACCTTAAAGTTAAACCCAAAGGAGGAATGGGGGATAAATAAGTTTGATGTGATCATGGGAAATCCTCCCTATAATATAGGTGGTGTAAAATCTGGAAAAGGTGATCGCAAAACAGATGAATATAAATCATTATGGAGAGAATTTACATCGTTCAGTTTGAATCATTTACAATCTCATGGGTATTTATTATTTATAACACCTTTAAATTGGTTAAAAAGAGTAGACATAATACATAATCTATTATTGTCAAAACATATTGTTTGGTTGCAATTATGGAATAATATAGAAAGTCAACGTAAAATAGGTGGTACAATACCAACATCTATCTATATTCTTCATAACATTGATAATGTACATAAACGTAAAACATATATAAATGGCGATATGGTCTATTTGGATCCAAATGATGATATTCCATTAGCATTTTTTTCTATTTTCAAAAAGCTTCAAAATTTTATTAAAAAATATAATCTGCAACTTGAATTCAATCGGAAAACTGTTCAAAGCACTGGCGTTTCTGTTATTTTGCCCAGAAAATATAAAAAAGAAGACAACTGGTGTATTGATACTGTAATAATGGGGGATGAAGAACCTATTAAAAAAGTTAAAAAATGTAATCAAGTCCATCCTGATGCTGACAAACGAAAGTTAATTATAGCAAATAAATCAGGATTTTATGGTATTTTTATTGACTATGGAAAATTAGGACTATGTGGAAGTGATAAATATTATATATTGGGAGATGATTTAAATTTGGTCAAAAAGTTGATTGAACTTCCTATTTTTTCTAAAATTGTAAGTAAGTATACAAAGTATCGTCAAGATTTTCTCGATCCCATTGCGTTTTCCTATATCCCTGATATGCGCAAGTATAAAAAGAAATTATCATTAGAAGATATTACAGAAGAAAAATTTTACAAACTGATTGGGCTTACAGCAGATGAAATCAAACAGATCCATGGTGAAACTTCTCAAAAATCATCATTACCACAGATACATACTAAAAATGTTGTTAAGGAACAAATATCCACAAAACCAACAAAGATTGTGAAACATAAAAAGCAACCTAAGAAAAAATCACAAGAAAAATTTGACCTCAATAATAGATTTGTCATCCAACAAATATCCACAAAACCAACAAAGATTGTGAAACATACAAAACAATCTACGAAAAAACCACAACAAGAAAAAGTTGACATCAATAATAGATTTGTCATCCAACAAATCAAACCTGATGGAAATTGCTTTTACCGCGCGGTTTCTTTTTTTGTAGGAGAAGATTATAAGAATATCCGCCAGAATGTTGTTAAACATTTCTTATCCATACCCAAACAACAACGACAACTATTTATGATTTCACAACAACAAATTAATCAACTGAGACAAGATGGCGTTTGGAACAATAATGCTGGAGACCTTATTCCTGAATTATTTGCGAAACTTTATAAGGTGCGTTTGATGATATACAACAAACGAGGAGATCTTAAATTTTCACTTGGAGATGAAGGGAAAATATACAACTTATTGCTTGATGGAGACCACTACAGTGTTTTAATTGATAAAAACAACCCAGACGAATATGACTTGTTGAATGAATAAACCGAATTACTGATTGATTTTATATGGCGAATTGCCATATAAAATTGAATGTTTTTGTGTTATTTTTACACATCATTTAAAATCGCTGGAGTAGGTTGATGACACGTGAACGGGTTTGAATATTTTTGATGATTTGATTTGTGTGAATGTCATAAACATAAATACTGAATGCTGTAGTTTTCATGATGACACCACGGACATTTTGTCCATAATAGGTCAGTTCCACCATATCGCCTCTCTTGAATCCTCGGTTGTTTTCTTGGTATTGTTGCTCCATATCTGTGAAAAAAAGAGAAACAATACATTTGTTTTGTCAGTATCATCATAATACCATACCTTTTAAAGGTATGGTATTATAATACCTATAATCATTGATTTAATGGTACCATAATAAATGTTTTTATTTAAAATTCCAGATCAATCAGCAAAACTTCTCGTAAATTGGGGATGGCATAGCGATCCTTGGAAGTTCCTTTAATATTCTTGACGTTTGGCATTTCGCAATTGTTCTGTGGATATATCATTAGACATATGGTTAGTATTCATCGCTATCCTCATACTCGAGGGAGTGGATGGAACATATCCATCAGCGGTTCAAGCCACGGTATATTATCATATTACGGGGCTTACGTCTACTCTTGAACCTATTAAAATAATAGCGCATCATATAGTCATTCACATATCCATCCTCGTCCTCGAATACTTCTTCCAAATCTTCAAGGGTCCCCAACTCCAAACAATCCCATATTACATCGGCAATAATCGTCAATTTCCGCATCTTGAACTGGTGGATCACCCTGGCATAATCGGTCTTGGCATCGAACACGTATTCCATCACTACGCTCTGGAGCTCCTTGGGCAACCTCTGGGTGATTGACTTTGTCATTGGTTATCTGTGGTGGGAGGGAGGGAGATCATCGTTAGTATTCACTCAAATAGGATACTCATTTGAGTATCCTATTTTTTTATTTCAATTTTATCATCCTTTTTTTTATTTAAAACCTCTCCATCACACCCTTAGTAATATTCAATATTTCTATCAATTGGTCGTATAATTCCATCGTCATCTCGGTCTGGGTTTCCATCTCCCTGGTTTCTGGCTTTTCTTCCTCTGGTTCGTCGGTCTGGGCTTCCATCTCCATGGTCCTCTTATTAAACTGGGCAACCGACTTCATTTCCTTATTATACTTCAATTGCCATTTCTGGCGCCAGGTGGAGGCAGTACCAAAGGACTTCACGTGGGCCATCAGAAACTCGTGCGCCTCCTCAGCATCCTCAATTTTAATAAAAACCTTGTAGGCGTGCGTCATTGTCTGTTGAAAAAAACATGGGAGATCATCGTTAGTATTCATTGCCATTTTCATACTCGTGGGAGTATGGGGATGTGGGATTTCAATCTTAGGATCACCATAGGAAATTATTTTTTCTTTTTTTTTACCGGATATAGACGGTGGTCGTCCTCCCCGGATATACATTTAGGGTCACCCCCGTTAAATTATTCGTCGGCTCAATAATATAGGCATAGCACCCTTCGTCATCACTAATAACTTTATTTTCATCAACATCTTCGAACGCATCAACCACGCTCATCACCGCTTCCATATGGCGGAGGTAGAACGCCTTTTCTCCCACGATTGGGTGGAGGGTGGTCCCATCACGTCCGAAGGCAAAGCATATCTGGGTCAGCCCGTAGCTCTTGACAATATCGACAAAGTTCTTGAGATCGGAGTGGTGCTCGTTGGTCATGATTGATTGATCTGTAGCCCATGGAATGGGAGAGGTCATCGTTAGTATTCATCACCATCCTCATACTCGAGGGAGTGCATGGAGAATAGGGAAGGTTCGTATAGGGTCGTTGTGGTTAGGTCGGACTCCCCAATTTTCAACCAAGCATCCTCACCAAAATCAATTTTATCATAAATGTATTTTTAAAAAAAACAATCCCCACATTCACCCTCATTCATATAAATTACCTTACTATCTTCACCACATTTCTTACATTTTCGTATATATAGTTTTTTGTATTTGTCAGTACATTTCATACATAACACCAACCTACCATCTTCACAATAACATTCTTCCTCATAATGGTGAAGACATTCAGTATAACAACCTTTATCTACACATTCTAATTTATCAACATCGTCTAATACTACAAATGTATTACACCGTTCGCATCTAGCACAATTATATTTATCATTACACTCAATACATGCCCCATATTTTAAATCATCCTCGTATTTATCGCACACAAAGCAACACTCCATTTTTTCAACCACCGTCTCAACATCACTATCGGTCTCGTATCCAAGGTCGCTTGTCCCCCTTGTCTCGGTTGTATCACTGTCGTAGTCGCTCATTGTCAAATCTGTAAAAAAACAAAACAATAAAGAGAATGGTTAGTACCACCTAAACATCATACCTCAATTGGTATGGTGTTTTTTGGGTGATGCATGTCCTGATGTTTTTCAAAGACATTGGCTTGGGCGTTGGCTAAATCGGGAGTTCATTTACCAATTAAAAAGGCACAAGGGTAATTAGGTAGACGATCCGCATTTTCATATGGATGTCATGATGCGTTTCAGAGTGGGGCTCCCCCACAATCCGATAGCGCCCAAACCAGGTCCATACTTTTTGCCCATTATTATCGCGATGGACTCTGTAAAGGTAAATTTTGTCTGCTTTGTTAAGCAGCTTGTGGTTGAAACGCCTTTCATTGACATCTTGATCACCCTCCTTTCCGAAAAGTGTGTACTTAACATTTTGAGGATTGCTTAAATCATCTGCGTAATAAGGAGTTAAATCAACAGACCGGAGGAGGCAACGGCCATTGTCTCTGTGACAGATGCCAACTCCCGAGAATGGTTTGATGCCGGATTGTTGATGGCAGAAAATGGAGAACTGTTACCAAGAGTAAAAGTTCATTATCCTGTGAAACATTTGAAACAATTAGTAATGGTTTATGGTTAGTTTCAAGCATGCTTATCAAATTCAATGAAAATGAAAGAGGGATAGGGAAAGGTCGTATAGGGTTGTTGTGGTTAGGTTGGACTCCCCAAATTTCAACCAAGCATCCTCACCAAAATCAATTTTATCATCGATTCACAAGAAAAGGTTGTGGCAAGTCAAAAATCCAGCCATGTTGTATTTCTCGGTATATCGCATCTTGGTTGTGAATGTTGTTGTCGACAAGGAGGAGGTGTAATATTGTATGGAACAAACAGCATGATTTTATTGATAATATCATTGGGTAATGGTGGTGTCATATCTTCTAATGTTTTTTTCATTTGTTTCCTTGATTCAATATTGGCTTTCAGTTCTTTCACCTTGAAAGCGGTTGTCTGTTTAATGATGACAGGAATATCATCATCATTTATGGAAACATCATGGACAGGAGGCATCTCACTCAAGCGGAGGACCAAAGTCATGGCATTGTGCATTGAATGACATTCGGGATTCCGGTATTCGTACAACCTCTTCCATTCTATGACATTTCTCACTTTCATATCAGGATAAATGTCAAGCCCTTTGTATCGGATTGTGTATTTTTCATCGGTATTATTTAGTACAATTTGAATATCATTAAAAAGCTTGTGGAAATCATCATCATTTGACAAACGATAGCCACGATTCAATTTCTTGTCGGTTGATATGACACGAAAATAAGAGTAATCCATGATCTTTTTTTTTAAAAAAAAAGAAGAGAATCACAAAAATCAATTTTACAGGTATTAACAAAATAAGGACAACAGATCAAACCTAAACTCTATTCAAGAACATAAAAATCCAGAAATGATTTTTATAAGTAACATTAAATATAAATAATTAATGGAACAAATCGTTTATTTTACAATCCAACAAACAGAAATCATCAAACACCTACGGAAACAAGGTCAGGACATTTGTCGTCAAAAAATATCGAAAAAATGGCTTTATGCTTCCCTTGATGACTTCCAGTTTGGGTTTGTGCATGCCACTCCTAAGGCACAAGTGGGAAGAATGAAACGAGGGGGTTCTTCTCTCTATATTTCGAGTTTTGTTTTATGTAAGAAAATGACGGACCAAAACGTGGACATCAAACTCATCTGTTCTCGTCCGAATGCTCACGAGGGTTCCACTCTGATACAGAATGCTGAAGAATATGCCAGAGAACAGGGATTCAAGATCATGTCCTTATTCTCTCTACCAGATTACAAATTGGTAGAGTGGTACAAGAAACAAGGATTTCAGATCAAATCCGAATCAAGAGATCCCAAAAACTATGAACTCAAGACGTATTATATGGAGAAAATATTATAATATCTATTTCTTTCAACATTTATGGAATTCAAAAGTCAAATCATGATACTACAGATAATGTTATGAGAAAGCACAGAACCTTCTGAAATCCATAAATCTACTTTTCTAAAAATCTGTTGTTGTCTTGAAGAAGTTTGTTTTTTTAGTAAATCCTATTTTATACACATCATTTTAAGCATTATTAATGGCGATAATCACCACCCCACTGCCCCCATTCCCACCAGAAACATTCATAAATCCACTTCCACCACCACCGCCGCCATGGTTGGCCAATCCCGAAGAAGGTGTTCTTGTTTCCAGTGCCCCATTTCCGGCATTTGTGGCACCCGAACCAGCGGTCAAATAATAACTGCTGCCACCACCACCACCACCACCATAATATTCTTGATTGATGGTCCATATTACGGCACTCCCACCATTTCCAGAAGACGAACTGCTCGCACTCCCACCAATCCCACCCATTCCACCACCACCTCCTCCCCCATACTTAACACCATTATCTGTATTATAATACCCACTACCTCCATTATATCCAATGGTTCCTGCCGAACCATTATAGACACTTGACCCACCACCACCACATCCACCAGAAGATGATCCAGAGTATGGACTGTAGTCAACCCCATCCGATCCATACCCACCCCCTGTCATTGTTATATTTGTTGAACCGCCGATAAAAGAGCTGGAACCACCATTACTCTTACTTACAGATCCGTTGTTGTATGTCTTTGAACCACCTTCACCAACAGAGATAATATATGTTGTGTTGGACACCAATTTTTCTTCTGTCATGCTCACCCCACCACCTCCTCCACCACCTCCCCCCCATATCCCACCTGGACCACCACCCCCAACGACTAAAAGGTTGACGTCAATGTCTTTTGAGAAAGTTATTGTTCCAGATCCAGAATTGAATGTAAGGACTACATAATTATCTATCGTGGAAACACTATATTGTCCAGCGACAACATACAAAGGAGGAGAAGTGGTGGTTGTCGGTATCATTGTGGTGGTTGGCATCATTGTGGTGGTCGGCATCATGGTGGTGGTCGGCATCATTGTGGTGGTCGGAGAGAATGTAGTTGTTATTTGTAAAGTATTGGTTTCTTCTTTCTTATTTTTCTTACTGAAAACCACGATCAAAATGATTATAATAACAGTAAAAACAAACGCAAATAATAGTCCTGCTTTAAAGCTTATTGTGTTTTCTTTTTTGGCAGCCATTTTATATTTTTGTAAAATTATTAATTTACGAAAAAAAATTCTTGCGACTAGTATTGATAAAATGATTTAAAAACCTGCCGACATTTTAAGAAAATGAAGCTTGTCCCCAAGGAGGTTTATCCACTTGTTCTCATGATGGTTTCTGCCCTGGCCGGAGCGTCCGCATTTACAGTTCATTCATTGTTCAAACCCGATGTCTTCCTGGATCGCAAACGACGAATGTCTCTTTTTAAATAAGTAAAATCCATTTTTTCTGGAGTTCTCTTTAAGTAAGTTATTATTTTTTGAAGAATAATAACCTCCACTTAGTCCTAAGGAATACAAAAAAATTTTATGGAAGAATATAAATCTCAATAAATTTTTGGAGATAATTTTTCTTTTGGAAAGGATCGAATTTATGTTGTTTTATAATGTTGTCATCCCACCATAATGGTTGTAAATTCTTGTAATGAAAACACGCCATTTGTTCAATTGGATTTGTAAGATCAAACGCATTACATGGAATACGATGATCAATTTGCCATGCGTATTTCTTTTCACCATTAATGTTCTCTCCATAATTTTTCCACTTCATACCATCGGTGAATTGAGTTTCCAAGTGGATCCTCAATTTATACAGATCACATCCTACATAATGAAGACATCGTTCTGATTTGTTTTGACCTAATAATTCACGGATGCGTCTTGATGTATTTTTCTTAATTTTATATTCAGCAAATTCTGTAGATCTTTCTGAATTGTTTTTCATATCATGATAATTTTTGAGCATCCAGTTTCTCTGAACTTTTTTCTTGTGTTCCCAATTCGCCTTTCGATATTCTTTATCCTTCTTTTTCTTGTGTTCAGCATTTATTTCCAACCATCGGCGCATAGACTCCTTCACCTTTTCTTTGTTATTTTCTCTCCATTGTTTATTTTTTTCTTTTTGTTTTTCTTTTGTTTTTTCCCAGTATTTTTTGTTATATCCTGCAATTTTGTCTTTGTTTTTTTCATTTTCTTTCTGCAAACATTGCTTACACGTTGGTCGTAATTTATCCCATGTGGATTTGCTATACCCAAAACTATCAAGATGCGTATAATTCTTGCATTTTCCACACCTTTTTTTTTCCACGTCTTCTTCTATAATATGGTCAATCCGTTTCGTCATGTTTTGTTTTATATTATAAATTCTTATCATTTAAATCATTTTTCATTTGGTGCTACGACTATGACCAACGTCCACCGCGAAGTCTCAAAACCATGTGAATTGTCGATTCAGATTGCACGTTATAATCGGATAGTGTTCTGCCATCTTCCAATTGTTTTCCGGCAAAAATGAGTCTTTGCTGATCCGGAGGAATGCCTTCTTTATCTTGGATCTTTTGTTTTACATTCTCGATTGTATCGGAGGGCTCAACATCCAGTGTTATGGTCTTGCCAGTCAAAGTTTTGATGAAAATTTGCATCTCTCTATATATTATTTATTTTTTATTTATTTTTATAAGAAATATTTTGATATGGAAAATGCCAAATATACATAAAATTTGATGTTGTTGGAAAACATATTTAAGGACAATGATCCAATAAGAAGAAATAAACAACAAACATGTATTTATTGGACAAATTTTCGTTTTTGATTTTATTGTTGGCATCCTCCGCAGATGCTTATCTGCCAGTGCCCATGAACCCTCCCCCAATGTGTATTAAATGTAAGCATTTCATTCCTTACGATTTATTTTGTCGGTCTCATCTTACGGAATATGGAAATTGTCGGCTATTTTATAATTTTAACGTTGTTACGGGTCAGAAATCATACAAATTTGCGTCCATTGCGCGTAGCACCAAAACAATGTGTGGAACAAATGCCACTTATTTTGAAGACAAAAATAAATAATTACTTTAATACTGAAGAATAATAGTATTAAAGGATGAGGTTATCGTGGACAGAATATTTTAAAGAATTGGCCCTTACCACAAGCACAAGATCGCCGTGCGAGCGCCTCCAAGTGGGTTGTGTGTTGGTAAAGGACAATCGGGTCATCAGCATGGGGTACAATGGGTTTCTCCCTAATTGTGAGCACAAGTCCATTATCCGTGATGACCACGAACAGGCGACCGTCCATGCCGAACAGAATGCGATTTGTGATTGTGCCAAACGGGGTGTTTCTACGAAAGATTGTATTGCTTATATAACCCATTATCCGTGCATTATATGCGCACGGATACTTTTGGCTTCTGGGGTCTGTGAGATCAATTATATACTTGACTATAAAAATGATCCTTTGGTAGGATATTTTTGTGGTTTGAAAAATGTCAGGATCATTAAAATCTAATATTAAAATATTTTTAAAAATATTTTATAATAAAATGAGTCGGTATATTGTATTGAATGGAAAATCAAGAAATTCTTTAAATATAAATGCTGTAAAAAAAATAAGCAGCCCACTTGGACGCCAGCAATGGTTGAATCTTTTTGCCAAGAACCCAAGGATCCTTACCAGTACAGACAGGGTTGTTATTCTAAACAATAAGAGTTCATCACTTACCTTCAGGTTTAATGTATCTTTGTATGGGAATTATGATATATTTGTAAGGTGTATCGCACCTTCTACAAGCACCAATACTGCGATTGTCAAGCTGGATAATTCGAGAGCCAAAATACTTGATTTGGCGCGTCGACCCAGGCAGTATGTCCTTCAACAGGTTACTGTCAAGATGTTTTCAAATATTGCTTTGAATGCGGGTGTTCATAAAATTACTTTTGGTTATAAAGAACCCATTGGGCTCATCCGATTAATTGTCAAGAAAAAAAATAGCAACGCTCCCCCTATTATTATTCCTTCTATTGATGTTGCCCTTAATCCAACTAATATATACACAGAACCGATTGAACAACCTCCAACCGAATTAACCACGCCCGAACCAATCATAGATGCCGAATATATAACGGTCACTCCTGAACCTATCATACCACCAATCGCAGACGAACCAATAGAAGATGTTATTACACCAGTTGAAGAGATTGCTTCGGAAACTCCTTCACCTGAACCCATTTATGAGATTGTTTCACCTGAACCCATTTATGAAATTGTTTCAGAAACTCCTTTTCCTGAACCCATCATCTATGAAACCACAAGTCCTAAACCTGTAGCTAAAAAGGCAACAGCATTAAAGACAGAAAGTGAAAAAGAAGAACCAATGGCCACCTGGAAAATTGTGCTGATTGTGATTTTCAGTATTATTATCTTGGCTATTATTGTATATTTTATGTACAGATATTATTCACGCCGCACTACAAGAATCTATCCAAGTGATAAAGATCAATATATATATGATAAAAAACAGAAAATACCACAAACTAAACAACAGAAACAACAGCAATTACAAGCAGCAATCAAATCAGATATTAATTCTATTAAGACAAATGCCCAAAAAGACGAACTTATCAACTTTACCCAAAACATTCTAAAAGGTTCGGATGTTCCCAGAAAAAAGATGCTTCTAAAGTACCATCCAGACAAGGTTCCCAATAAACAATACATGTTCCGTCTTATTAATAGGGTATTGACTGAATCTGAAACAAAAAATAAAAAGCTGGTTATGAATATCCTACAAAATCTTAGGAAATTAAATATTGTTCAGGAACCACAAAAAACATTCCAGGTAGTAAATCCAATGTTACAGGGCAAATCCCAAAGGCAATTCGGAAAAACTCAAGACAAGACATTCCAAGTAGTAAATCCAATGTTCCAGGGCAAAACCCAACAACAATTTGTCGAAGGTAAAAAACAATTATCAGAACAGGATTTATACCAATCGTATCGAAATCTGTTTAAACAATACCAACAAAAATTATCAGAACAGGAAATGTTCCAGTCCTTCCGCAATCTTATGCAGGGGAAAGAACAACCACCAGATATTGCCCGTAAGCTCAAAAATGTCAAAACCTTTCCAACCAGAAAAGGGTTCCTAAATCTTGCTCAAGTTCTGATCAATGCTGAAAAAAGAAAGTTAAAAAAACCAGAACAAGCACAAACCAACCCAATCCAGATTAATTTTTCACCAGAAATCAATGTAAATACAGCACAACAAAAACAACAACAAAAGCCAAAAATAACTGCGGATCTGCTGGCTGATATTAAAGCATTAAAGAAGGACCAAAAACAACAAACAAAACCAAAAATAAGTGCGGATCTACTCGCTGATATCAAAGCACTAGCGAAGGGTCAACAACAACAAACAAAACCAAAAATAACTGCGGATCTGCTGGCTGATATCAAAGCACTAAAGAAGGACCAACAGCAACAAACAAAACCAAAAACAAATTTATTGGCGGATATTTCGAAAGGGGTTTTTTTGAAACCCATCCCAAAACAAAAACCAAAAAAGGAACAAAAAGGGTCTAATTTATTGGAACAACTAACCAAAAAAATAGGAGGAAGACGTGTGTCTCCAGTTTATGTTTCACAAGAAGACCTAAAAAAACCTAAAACTGAAGCACAAGCACCTCTAAAACTAGATCAACCAGTTGTTCTATCAAAACAACAAAGAGATAAATTAAAAAGAAGAGCTGCGGCTACAACATACCAAAGACAAGACCAAGGACAAGACCAAGATCAACAATGGTTAGATTGATCAATTAATAAATTTTTTATAATACTTATTGGAGCATTATAAAAGTTGATCCGTAATGTCAAAAACCAAAATTTAAGAACAAAACATTCAAGTAAAAAAATAAAACAATTTAGTAAATAAATAAATGTCTTCTTCTTCAGATATTAATAAAATTGTTGTTAAATTCGCAAATAAAAGAAAAGCATGGGTGGGCACGAATTTCTTCCTGATGATTATCCATTTTCCACTAGAATTGATCGCACTTTCGTATCTGTCTGGAAAAATTTTTTCCATGATGTCCAACATGAAGATGAACTACAAAAGGGTTGTGCAGTTTATAATTTATTTCTTTTTTATCTATTTTATTATTGAAGTATGTATTGTCATCAGGGACATTTATGATTCGTACATTGTGCCCCATCTGGAGAGGGAAATCCGGAACCACGTGATCACCATGATTATGGAGAAGAATGAGATCCAATTTGATCACCTGGAAATGGGTGAGATTGTTGTTCGTTTCTTGAAAACACCCGCTTATAGTTTGTATTCTTACACTGTATTGACTAAATTTATTATTCCTTTTATCGCAGCACTCTTTTTCTTGGGAGTGTACATTTTGTATTTGAATATCAAAGTTGGAGCAACCTATTTTATTCTTTTTTCTGTGTACAGCATCATTATGTACCATTTTTGTAAAGAAATGATGAAAATGACAAAGATCAAGATGACCCAAGAAATGAAAATGTTCAACAAGATTGAGGACACACTGTCCAATATCCAAACCATTTATACGTCCAATACGATTGAAAAGGAGAAAAGATTTATCGATCAGGAACAAAGAAAATTCATCAAGACCCATCAGGATGAAATGTCCCTTAACACAAAAATCAAGTTAGGATTATCGATTTATTGCCTGTGTTCCATTGTCATTTTGTTTCTGGTGTCTATTTCGCTTTACAGAAAAAAGAAGATAACACAAGAGACACTTATTTCACTGGTGACTTTGTTTTTGTTCATGTGCCGGTTTTTAGGTTATACATCGAGAAAAATTATTGAAGGGATGATTACAATTGGGTCTTTGATGGACAGTAATGAGTTTATGAATAAGCTGTATGTTGATACGTTCCAAGATGGGCAGTATACGGATTTTATTAATCGAGGGGAAATCCATTTTGACAAAGTGTGTTTCAAGTATGCGAAAGATTCTCCTTATATTTTCGATAATATGGATCTTTTTATTGCGCCCCAGTCAAGGGTGGTGCTGATAGGTGATTCAGGATCTGGTAAAACAACATTTTTACGATTGATACTGGGGTTTCACGTCATCGAAAAGGGTTCTGTCAAGATTGACAATGTGGATGTTTCCAAAAGCCAGAGGAGGTACCTCAGGAACAAGATTGCTTACATCAACCAGAACACGAAATTATTTGATAGGACCATACTTGAGAATATTTTATATGGATCGAAAGATTACATTAGCGATGATGTTGAAAAATTCCTCCAAGAAAACAATTTGAAGTCAATGTTTAGCAAAACCCCAGACGGTTTGGGGACAATGGTTGGAAAAGGTGGAGAAAAATTATCAGGAGGGATGCGACAAATAATCCTTTTGATGAGGTGTGTGTTTAAGGATTGTCCCATTGTCATTCTGGATGAGTGCACATCGAGTATCGATGTAAAACATCGACAATACGCGATTTCCATTATTAAAAAATTGTTCAATTCCAAAACTGTCATTTGTGTGTCTCACGATGCGGACATTATCCAATTATTCAATCAACAAGTTGTATTCAAAAATAACCAACAGCCAGTGCTGGAAAAAACAAGTTAGAAATATTTATTTACAAAAAATAATTTAATAATTATTTTTTACTCAGGGAACATTAAATTCGAGATTGTCTTGTTGTTCTTCATTCGGGATATTGGCGATGAGTTTCTGGATATGCTGGAAAGTTGATTCCTCTTCTCGTAATTTATTTTTGATCGTTTGCACATTCTTGCTGATTTCCACAATATGACGACGAAGATGATTTTTCAAGAGTTTGAAACGAATAAAGGTATTACAGATTTCACATGTGATGAGTCGCTCTGGGCATTGATTGATAATGTGGCGCGAGAGATCATTCATGTTGATGAATTGATGACAAGTAAAACATTTGGTCTTGTCGTGTTCATAATACATATGCTGGGCCAGTTCTGATTTTAGGATATAATCATGACACAGCGAACAGAATGCGAATTTCTCACAAATCTTGTAATGATCTTTAATACATTTGCGCTGACAGCTGAAACCACAATCACAATCCACACAATAAAACGGACAATCAGAAAAAATATGTTTGGCAACCTTGATATGAATATCTTCAAAATCGCAACCAGGCATGGGGCACTTTCTTATGGAAGTATCCTTATCCATCCATAAATAATCCACTCTAAAAAGTTTGTTTTTACTGGTCTGGTGAAGATAGGCAATCCTTGGGCAAAACAAACATTTCTTTTTCATGGGGCGTTCGTAGCGGTGTTTGCGCAAATCAAGGTAATTTTCAATACAAGTGAGACATAATCTCTTCATGGAGAAACACGACATTTTTCCGTCATCTTGATCTTTACACTGAAAACAAACTGGTTCTACCGGGATCAAAATGTTTTCCAAACATATACAACAAATATCTAAAGAAGAAAATTTGGTTTCATCCATTTATCTACAATAAGGTGATATTATTTATTTTTTGTTTGAAACATCAAAATTGAGATGCCGTAGAATGCGGGAATTATCACCAGCATATATCGTAAGAATCATCAAGGGTTGTGTAGGAGCTTCGTTTCAGGTTTGCGTACATTTGTTGGACACTGCTCATTTGTTCTCCAGTATAACTCTCCTTGATATCAAATACATCGCCAAATGAGCTTTCGTAAACAAAAATTTTACTTGGGTCTTTATAATGGACGGGGGTTTCAATCTTTTCAATTTTCTTGGTGGAAATAACATACTTTTCTTCTCCAGAAGAACCAGAATGATTTTTTCTCTGGACAATCTGGAGTGCTGACTCGTAGGAATTGGTGAAACGGACCCATGCCATGTAATTTTCTGTTGTATAAATGCTTACACCATCCAGGTTTTCTTGGTGTATTGGTTTATCCGCCCCCGATTTCCGGAGGATCAGCGCAACATATTCCTTGTCTGGAACAGTAATGTACATGTTATCTTCCTCTTTTAATTCAATATTTCGGGGAGACCTGGGTTTCGCACACGAACAATAGTATTCCAATTTTTCTTCTTTTAAAATACCTGTATGGAAACGAACACCTGTTTCATTAACAACAACGATCCTCATATTTTATTATAAGAACAAAAAAGAAAAATTTGATTTTCAATAATTTTTTTATCAAATAACAATCAATGTCAAGAAGAAAAGTTGTGATTGGTGTGGACGAAGCTGGGAGAGGATCCTTCTTCAGCCGTATCTACAGTGCGGCTGTTGTCCATGATCCATACCATATATCCAGAGCGAATGAAGAAAAGATTATTATACGGGATTCAAAAAAAATGACACCCAGACAGCGCCAATTCTCGTATGATTTTCTTGTTAAAAATTGTTTGTTTGGTGTGGGGTTTTGCGATGAATGTGAGATTGATGAATTGGGGATTACTCGGTGTAATATTCTGTCAATGCATCGTGCCATTGACAATCTCCTCGAGAAACATCCTGATCTTGAGATTGAAAAAATAAATGTGGATGGTGTCTTGTTTGAACCTTATCGTGGTATTCCACACGAATTGGTGGTTCGAGGTGAAACAAAACACGCAGAAATCGCAATGGCCTCCATTCTTGCCAAGACCCACAGGGATTTTTTTATTATGGAATTGTGTGAAAAATACCCTGAATTGGATGAAAAATACAACATCAAAAACAACAAGGGTTATGGGACAGCCAGACACATCAAGGGGATCAGGGAAAATGGGATCCACGAATTTCACCGGAAAACATTTGTTCGCAACTATTCCAATCCATCCTTGCGATTTTTGCGTTAAAAAGAAAGAATGTTGTTGGCGATTTATTTTGAAAAAACAAAATAAATCAAGGTAGGTAGATTGCTTACTTGGCGCTTAAACGCTTGTGGAGGGCTTTGGAAAGGTATTTTCCATACTTGCGCAGGATGTGCCCTTTGGTGTAAGGAACTTCCCTCTTGATTCCATCGACATACACAATTGTCATGGTGTGTTTTCCATCGGGAAGGGGGGTTTCATTGACTCGCACCCTCTTGATTTCAATTTCTTTTCGAGCCACCTTTGTGGTGCCAAGTTTCTTGATAATCTGGCTGGTTTCTTTCTGGATTTCTGGGTATTTCTTTGTGAGACGGGCGCGACGACTGGCAGCCAGCAACCCAGCCGCTGATATTTTGCACTTTTTGGTTTTTGGTGTGGGGACACGGCACACAGGGAATTTGAGTGTTTTCTTGGGGTCGGCCATGATTTCTTCCGCACTCTGTTTGATGGATCTGGCAAAACACGGCTGTCCGCATTTACGATACAATTTAACGCGCTCGTCGTCCGTGAAACGAGGCCACTTTTTCTTATCATTAAAATCAACCACAACATTTTTCTCCTTGATGGCTTTTGTTATGTGTGCCATTTTTATTTTTAAATAAAAAAAATAAAAATTATTTAAATCTAAACTTGGAAAAGAGAAAGAAAATTATGTCGCAATACATTATGAATATAGATTCCACATATCGTGATAGGAAGCAATACCAATTCAGCACCGAATTTGGGGTTATTGTGAATTCAACACCTGGTTATTATTCGGCTGGGAATATTTATTCTGTCAATAATATTGTTTACGCCAGATTCCAGTGGAACGGGAATGCCACTACTGTTATTGCCAATGATACAATCACTGGAAATTTTACAGATTTTTCAAATTTATACATAACATTGGATCCAACCCACCAGGCCGACAAGTTGAATTTCTATATTGGATGCCAATTCGTCATGGGGTGGAGTGGTGTATCTTCGGTCATTATTTTTTACGACCCATCCAGGAACATGATTACGCTTGAGGACCCTATTGTGGATAGTTTTTACAATCCGGCCGACACCAGCTACAGCATCATCAATCCAAGTTATAATTATGGGAATGACTTGTTGCTGTTGGGGACCAATTTGTTTGTCAACCTTTCAAATGACAACATCATCCCACTGCTCCTCCTGAAATCGGGGCCAACCAATTCATTATTCATTGAGAATGTAACGGCAGGGTGGATCAGGCCCATCTATAAGGTGCTGAATAATTTCCGTGTGGTGACATTCGAAGAGAACATGCCCTCTTACCAGAATGGCGATCTCTTCCAGATCCGCAGTAATTCTCAACTTTTTGTCTTTAAAGCAGCATCGACCAATCATCCAAAATCCGTCCAGAACATCAAGATCCTTTCGGGGGGGAGTGGTTATGCGGTGAATGATGTTGTCGAGGTTTTTTCCACAACACTCCCAATCCCTACGATTGCTGCGTATTATAAGGTTTTGGCTGTAAATGCTTTAGGTGGGATAACTCAATTACAATTGGTGGATCCTGGTGAGAATTATACACTTGGTATATGGTCGCTGAAGATTGGTGCCAATACAACCGCATCCGTCCAGATCACCAAGGCACAAGAATCGGTGGAACTGGACAATATACCACCCCAAGATTCGGACGAATTTATTCTGTATGTCCCATATATCAATCCTATTGTTGACGCGCTATTCACGATAACATCGATCCAGGGGAAGTTTGTCTTTTTTGACAATAACACCAGCACGTTTATTAATATAAATGACCCAATTGAACTGATGCTCTACATGCAGAAACCGACTGGTCTGACAATGCCTTTGGTATCTTATAAACAGCCATTGTGCTATGAAGTTTCTCTCATTCATCTTATTCTTCCCAATCAACCTGTTTATGGATTTAATGTATTGCCAACCTTCTTTCCTTACCTCATGGTGGAACTCTACAATACCTCGAGTGTGGGTTCCAATCTGGGTATCCTCTATTCGAATAACCCCAACACGGAAAAAGTTTCGTTTTATTGTCCCGTGGGTAATCCCCGAAACCCTCTTATTGTGAGCTACCTCATTGTCTTATCATCGACCCAGGTGCAGACGCTCTCGTGGACCCCCACTGATAATTTCTTTTTCAGGGTCATCCTCCCAAATGGTGAAACCCTTAAATATGAATTTGATCTGGACATTAATGAAGCGGATATCATTGATGGAAAGATAAACACTCTGGCGACGGCTAATTTTCATTTTTGGGGGCAACTGGTCGACAGGCGGGTTTCCGCAACATTTTCTTTCCGTTTAAAGAATTAAAAAAAATATAATAATAAATGACATCGTGCCATGGCTATTATGAATTTTTTGACTACGACCAGTTCAAGGTGCGCAAATGCCCCAACAGAGAAATTCGTGATTTTGAATACCCCAAAGACACGCTAATGGGGGTGATTGTCCAGAATTTTCCTCGATTCGCCCAGCTTGTCATCAAGGCAAAATTCGATAGGCGTTTTGCTGACCCACAGGGTAAATTTACAGTATTTATTTCTGATTTCTGGGAGCAATTCTCATCGGCGGAATTGGAAGAATTTGATGTGGGAAAAGCCAAAGAAATTGTCGCCTCCAACACAATCCTTGGCCGGATCAGGACAATGGATCTTTTGACCTCGATGGATTCTCAATTGAGTGCGGTGGACAATATGGGATTGATCCATGTGTGGTTGGATGTCAGGAACAACCACCTCATGAAAGGCAACGAGTTTGTGGCGAAACAGATCGATGCTTTTAATGGTATTATCCATCCTGTCCATGCGACATCCATCCCAGATGCCACCATCCCGGTTTCTCCCGAGTATTGATCAATCTAAAGACGTGTGCCAATCATTTTAAAAAATGATAAAGTATTTAGCAGGGGGGAAATTAGGTGATTTTATCTATTCATTGTCAGTTATTCAAGAAAAATATATACAGACAGGACACCGTGGCATTCTTTATTTATCCAATAAGGGAGACCATTTTACCCATGGTCTCGAAAAGGCATACAATGACACTTATGATATTGTTATCTGTCAGCCCTATATTTTATCATACAAGATTTATAATGGGGAAGAATATGATATTGACCTGACAGAATGGCGAGAATGTGATTATGTTAGTCGGTCTTATCCATCTACAATGGATCATTATTATTCGATCCAGTGGGGGAAGCACAAATGGATCCATAATATTCCTATTAAGAATGAATGGGAAAACAAGATTGTTATTTCAACTGTTCATTATCGGTTTCCATTGAGTATTCAATGGTCAAGATTTGTTGGTCAGGACATTGTTTTTATGTGTTTTGATAGGAAGGATTACTATGATTTTTGCCAGAGAACTCGTTTGTATCCAGCATATCACCAACCGCATACATTGATGGAAATGTGTATAATGATCCAATCGTGCAAACAATTTGTGGCGTCGTTCAGTGCTCCATTGGCATTGGCATTTGCCCTACACACCCATTGTGTTATTGGTGAATTTGGACCTAATGAAAGGTTTTGTGCGGATTTTGAAAAAGCATTGCCAAACATTACCATTTCTGGATAAATTTGTGTTTTGTCGTATTTTTATGTCTAAAATTACATATAAAAATATAATTCTTAATAAAATAAAAAAAATATCAATGAAAAAAAATAATAAAATGTTATTGATATCTGGTGCGATTGTTATAGTGTTGGTGATAGTGATAGTAATAATTGTAGTGTCTCGTGATAATACAAAATCACCCGAGACCACGGAAAATAAAAAATATGACAACACACCTACAACCATTGTCGTTGGACCCATGACATTGATGCCAACCACCACCATGATGCCAACCACCACAATGGAGCCAACCACCACCATGATGCCAACCACCACCATGGAGCCAACCACCACCATGGAGCCAACCACCACTATGATGCCAACCACCACCATGATGCCAACCACAACAATGATGCCAACCACAACAATCAATCCTTTGAGTATTAAACTCACGACTTCTCCGACTTCATTCGCTGTGAATGGTTCTGTAGTGCTTTCTACTTCGAATTACTATCAAGGCACATCAAGTCTTTACCTTCCTTCGAATGGATCAAACAGGCTGGTCATGACGAATTTCCCAGCATCTCAATTGAATAATACAAGCTGGACGATCGAATGGTTTATGTTATTACCGAGTGGGTGGTCGAATACAGGTGCGGGTGGGCCAATCTCTGCCGGAAGCACTTCGGGGTCCTATTTATTTTCCCAGATCAGTGGTTTATCTCCTTATACAACTAGCTACTTTGTTGCGACAACAACAAAGAACTCGTGGGATGCCATGAATGGATCAATGACCACAAATGGGGTTATTGGAAACTGGGCACACGTCGCATTTTGTTATACACTCAACTCTAAATACGAGTTGTTTGTTGATGGATCCAAGATCTATACAAATTCTACCTACACCACCAATATGGGGCCACAACTCACAAGATGGACCTTTGGTTGCTATATGACCGGTAGCGGGTCTTACAATGAGGTAATAGGGGGTTATGGTATGTATCTTGACGCGTTGCGTGTGTCTAATACAGTCCGGTATTCCGGACAAACCTACACCCCACTTGCTCAAGGTAGTAGTTATGAGATTGACAATAATACTGTTTATATCAATTATTTTGATGGATCGAATAATTCTGTCCAATTTGCTGATTCAGAATATTACTATACTTAACATGCATGTAAATTTATAATCTTTTTTGAAATTATAAACAAAAAATAGTCATTTAAAAGGAAACACTAAAATAAGAAAGAAAAATGAAGGCACTACAGATTGACAAACATTTAGAGGACCTCAAAATCAAAGAAATCGAAACCAGAGAACTGGAAGATGAGGAAGTTTTGGTGAAACTTCATGTTTGTGGAGTATGTCATACAGATGTGCATGCAATTGATGGTGATTGGCAGATGCCTACACGATTGCCCCTTGTGCCTGGACATGAAGGGGTGGGTGAGATTATTGGAATGGGAAAAAATGTCAAGACAGAGTTGAAAATTGGGGATCGTGTGGGCATTGCGTGGTTGTATTCTGGGTGCGGGTCATGTGAATACTGCACAACAGGAAGAGAAACTTTTTGTCCAAGACAAGAGAATACGGGATACACTGTGAATGGCTGTTTCAGCACACATGTCATTGCCAATGCCAAATTTGTCATAAAAATTCCAGATGGGTTGACGGACAAGGATGCCGCTCCTATTCTGTGTGCGGGGGTGACAACGTACAATGGCATCAAGAATACCGGAATCAAAGCAGGTGAATTCATTACCATCCTTGGGGCGGGTGGCGGTCTTGGCCACTTGGCGGTGCAATATGCGAATGCGATGGGGATGCGTGTGATTGGTGTGGATATTGGGGATGAAAAACTTGAATTGATCAAAGAGTTGGGGGCAGAATTGGTTCTGGATGCCCGAAATCCAGACATGGTGAATCAGGCATTGCAATATACAAATGGGGGTAGTCATGCGGTGTTGTGCCTTGCGACGGCACTTTCGGCGTTAAAATCGACGATGGAATTGGTGAGAAGGAATGGAAACATTGTATTGATTGGCTTGCCAAAAGGAGAGTTTCCAGTCAATATTGTGGACATGGTGTTGAAAGGAATCACCTTCAAAGGATCATTGGTGGGTACACGACAAGATTTGAAAGAGGCGTTGGATTTTGCGGCACGTGGCAAAGTCAAACCTCATGTTTGTGTATGTAATACACATGAAATCAATCATGTCATCAATCAATTACGGAGGGGTGATGTCAAAGGAAGGATCGTGCTTGACCTTGATAAATTTATCTAAAACTATTTATTTATCTATAAGAAGAAAGGATTGAATGAAGTGCCTTATATCCACCAATGCGAAGGATGAACATAATATCCAGGAATGGATACAATACCATTTATTACTAGGATTCGATTCAATCTTGATATGGGATGATTTTTCAAAAGAGGCCATCCAATCTCCCTATGAGAATGTCAAAATTGTGAAACAACATTCTAAAAAGATTGATTACATGACTGATTCTGTCGCTTACGCAAAACGAAATGGGTGTGATTGGATCATCCATCTGGATGCCGATGAATACTTGTATTTGGGCGTGGGTGTGTGTTTGAAGGAATTCATGAGGAAAAATGCCCAGAATGATATTATGGCGATTTTATTCCCGTGGGTGATTTTTGGTTCCAACAATATTAATGTCTTGAATAAAAAAGGATCATGCCTCGAACCCTTTACAAAATGTGCGAAAAAAACACACAGCTATATCAAACCCATGGCAAGGGTCCAATTGATTACAGGGGTGCGCAGCCCACACGAGTTTCTTTACAGCCAGCCCTATACTTCTGGGAACACTGTGCTGGCACCGTCTAAAACACTACGGAATTTTAGTGTCATCCAGGCCAGAGAAGTCCAACCAATTTCTCCCAATCGGTGTTTTATCGCGCATTACCGTTTCCAATCGTGGGACTTGTTCTGCCAGAGGAAAGGGCGAATACGGGATGACACACAGAAGGAATGGAAGTTTAATTTTCCATTGGGAAAGGAACCACCCGCCTTTTTTCACAGTGATTCGAACCATGTTTATTTTCCACACGTGTTGGAAAATTTCAAGAAATGGTCGCCATGACAAATAATTTTTTTGTTGTTATAATAGAAGAAGAATGTATCCTATTATAACAAAAGCCATTGGATTCTTGGCGGGGATTGGTACGACTGTTTCATTTTTTCCCCAGATGATCCGTGTCATCCGCACCAAATCAGTATCGGATCTGTCGATTTACATGTTCTTGATCCATTCAACAGGGGTGAGTTTGTGGGTGGCTTATGGGGTTCTTGTTGATGATGTCATTATTATATTGTTCAACTGTATAACAGTCGTTTTCAATATGGTTATCTTGTCATTTTTCATACGGGATTTCATGCTGAAACCATCGCAGATTGTTATCAATGAATGTGAAGAAGGATTTCCACAGCAGCGTTCAATTGGATCCTAGAATCGTTTTCTTCCCCCAATTCCAAAAGATAGATACTATTGGCAAGGAATTCTTCAACATATTTATAAACTTTATCGGGTGCTGAATTGTTAATCACATAGAGTGCGTTATCCAGAAGGATACTATGATAAAGGTTTTTAACGGCTACAATATCTAATGTGGGTGATGCTAATAGGTTGTTTATTTCTGCAAGATAATCGGTCATTTGTTATAATTTTTTCAAAAAAAAAAAATGATTTTTGAAAACCCAAAATGAATCTAAAAGAAAGAAATTATGAAGGTTTATTATTTGGTGCTGTTTGCTGCGATAATCACACGATTGAATGCTTTTAATTTTATTACGAGACGATGGGAATTTGGTGATTGTCGAGAAAATATTGATACGCTGACAACGGATAATGGGAATTTGTTTGTCACCCGGAACAACAAGATGCAATGGCTCCGCCCAATGATTGACAAGCCCATTCACTATATGAGTCGTGATTTCCCGAGAACCATCAACCGACTCTCTGTGAAAAAAAAGGCATTGTTGGTGAATTTATCCCCCAAGGACCATAATTCAGTGTCTGAAACCACGGTGTTCTGTAATGGAAAATGTTTTCGGTCTTGCTGGCAAGACAACACTATGTACGAAACAATTGTCGAGGAAAACGGATTTGTGTTGCGCAGCAATTATTTTGGAAATATTACTTATGGAAACCAAGATGGATTATTTATATACAACACAATAACTTTGATCAATATGACATACACTGCGATGGTGGTTCATGGCAAATATTTATGGTGTGCTGTCGAGTACAGGGGCAAGAACAATACACGCATGACGAGGATTGATGCTTTTGATATACACGTCAAATTGGATGGCAGAGATCATATTGCGAGCACACCCGATATGACATTTCTGGTTGAAAATAAGGGGTGCGCGTACCCATGCCAGTTGATAGTTTCCATTGAGAATTTTTCACCCAAGAAACTTGTTTATTTGATTGTGGGGTATATGATGGGGGGTGTCAATGTGGCTCAAACTTATTATCCCACTGAAAAGCGTTTCACCCAGACCATGTGTTCCAATCTTCCAAATCAAAATGTCATAAAATCAATGTCTTTTGATAGTCAGTATTTATTTTTTCTTGACGAACAGGGAATCTCTTCCTACAAGTTGTTCCCGCGGATGGATATTCACCAATACATTGGAAACTACCCAATGTATAAAAAATACTATAGTCATGCCACACAGATTGTCTCGATCAAAAAACAGGTGTTCTGGAATGGGGACGAGAGTTTGTATTCGGCAGAAGTGGTTGAATAGTGATCCATATCAAAATTGAAATCGATGCTCCGGATAAGGAGAATATAGGGATGTTTGCTAATAATATTATATATTGTTTTCTTCTACAGATGATTCGATTTGGTTTTTTCTTTTTGCTTTTTGTCGCGACGTCTCGTGCGTTCCCAAAATTTTATGGGGAATGGACACTCTGGCATTCGACCGTTCCGGATTTGCCAGATAATCGGGTGGTCATCCATATCTATCCGGACAACCATTTGACAATGAAATATCGGTTCATGAAGGGTCCTTTTGTGTTCCACAAATCCAAGATTGGAATTTACAATATTTTCACGAGTGATGATGATTATGAAGAGAAACATCACGTCGATGTTTTGTTCCACCACACAGAAGAGTTTTTTTTATCGGCTTATGGCATAGGGCTTCAGAACTTCAACATCAGCACGAAAAAAAAAAGAGTCAATTCAAGGTTCAAGTTTTCCATGACAATGGCGGGAACAGATGATATCTACCTGCAATCCATCATCAGGAATGACGATTGTTTTCACATTGTCCGTTCGGTGCGCATCAATGAGCCATCCGTGGATATCCCAATCTCAACGTTTCTTATCACACAGATTTTTGGGACAATTTTGGGACATGTCATCAATGAAATTTTGTTTCATACTAACTAAACTAAAAAAAAATAATCATAACACACATTTTGTGTTATGATTCTATACTATATTAGTGTTCTATATAAATGCTATACCATGATTGGTTTAAGCGTAGGTGAACTGGGGCTGGATGAAGAGGTTGAAGGAGAAGTCGAATTCCATGAAGGAAGGACCATCAAGAGGGTAAGGAGTGTCCAGAGTGACAGCCCAAGTGGGGTGGGTCTCGGCGGGGATGTCGGAGAATTCCACAGTGTTGTCAGAGATGATAATGACACTGGGTGAAATGAGATCACCGGGAAGACCCTCAGGGTAGGCAGTGAGGGTGCCCTGGGGGAGGATGACGGAGGTCTTGGCGTTATTGACAAGCTGGTTGGATGTGAATGAACGGGGGAAACCACCAACAATCCTCAGCACACCAGTTGGTGATACTGCGAGGTTGGTCCAGCCGTGCACGTGCACACGGTAAGCGGGGATCTGGGCAAAGGGATTGGTGGGAGCAGAGGGGTCCTGGGCCAGGATCTGGGCGACAGTGGCAGTGATAGTAGCAGGGACTTCGAGAAGATCTTCATAGAAAACGATGTTCAGGTTCTGGATCTTTTCGGCGGCTTCTACACCACTGAAGCTCTGGAGAAGTGCGTGTTTAGTATCAACGGGGATAGTCTCAACCTTTTTGAAGTTAAGGTTTGCGGGCAATAGGTAGTATGAGGACATTGTCTCTACTTCTACTCAAGAATTTTTTTTTTTAAAAAAAATGATTTAAGAAAATAAATTTTTATTATTTTTTTTTTAATCGTCATCACCAAAAATATCTTCATCATCGGATGTCAAAATACCCGTATCGTCATCACACACCCTCGATTCATCATCGCTTGTCGATGAACCGTCATCATGGAAATAATAATCTTCTTCTTCTTCATCCTTATCTTCCACCGAAAGTTCTAATTTGCTCCGGCCTTTTGTAATTTCATCCTGTTTGAAAACCAGTGATGTCTGCTGTTTTTTTTCTTCCCATTCTACAAGTGCGTTGATAATGTCGTCTTTTTTCCTGAATTTTGCGGTAATACCCTTTTCTTTACATATATTTTTGAGGTCGTTTGTTGGCATTTTCAGGTATTCTGTCCTCAGGGTATCAAAGGACGGAGGAGAAGGGAGTGTGTTTTTGACAACATCTGAAGAATACTTTAGCTTTTCACTGGAACCCAGTTTTTTCCACATGGAGCTGACTTGCTTCGAGATTTCACCGAATGTTATGTTGGGATTCTCCTTGACCATCTTGTTGCGCTGGATTGAAAAAAAGATTTGGTAATCCGACTTTTTATTGTTTTCCTTCTTGATAACGTTTATGGTTGTTTTTTCTCCATCCTTCCATTTCTTCCAGAGGGTGTCTTTGGGTATCTTGTATTCATACTCGATATTTGTTAAAAAAACCTTTAGGTTTTCATCCATGACATTCTCAATCTTTGACAGGACAATCTCTTTCATATTTTTTTCTTGTTTATTGTTTTTCATCTTTTTAAAATCATTTTTTCATAAGATAAATGAATAGGAAGGTTCTTGTAGAAGAATTATCTCAAAACAACATTATATATTCCCAATTGTTTGAGGATTGGATTGATGTAGAATCATATTCTTTTTGGAGGTTTTTTCCTACTGAAAAATCATTGCGCTCGTGGGATGCGTATCTGCGAAAAATCATGGTGAAATTCAATAGCCCCAATATCCAATCCTTTAAATCGGATGTAAAGGGGATGATCCTTGTATTGGACCATTGTGTCGTGAGGACATACAGGACAAACCTGTTTTTACGGATACGACCACTGTATCGGTTGCGAAATCCGTACCTTGAAAAATGTCTAGAGAGCAAACAATTGGAGAAGAATGGGGTCTTTGTGTGCAAAAAGATCAAGCCCCTTTTGGATGTGTCATCCATGACGGGGATCAAATTGTCGGTGAAAATGACCTCCCAACTTTTCGAACAATTGTTAAAAGACGTTGAAAAGGGCATCAGCAAGATCCATTCTTACGGGTATTGCCACAATGACGTGAGTATGGACAATACTGGCTACGACGAAGAAACAAAAAATTTTGTCTTGTTTGATTACGATGCTGTCCAGAGGATCACCATCATGAAAAGGAAATACTGCCTGGACAGGACAAGTTTTGAAAAAAGTTTAAAAACATGGGAAAAATTGTTGCCAGTAAAATAGAAAAAAAAAAATTTTCAACAAATAAAAGATGAAACTCCTTGAAACTGTCTATGTATTGGATGGAATTGTATTTATCTACATCATGATTGTCCTGCTCCTGATCTTTTCTAACCAGAACAAGGCGCACGCCAAAATGCTGCCCAAGGAAGATTTTTGCACTTGTCGAGGTGCTGGGTACAACAACTCTGCTGCGGACCTAAAACAGCGCAACTGTTATATGAACAAAATCCCCAAGAAAATCTGGGACCAATCCTATGCTGGGTGCACCACCTTTGAAGATCCAGGCAAGATTTCTTACAACTACAATATTCTTGATAAACAGCTTCCAGATTTTGCTGGAGTATAAAATCAATGTTAAATTATTTTTATTTCTTTTATAAAATAAAAATGTCGATACCGAACAAAATTAAAAAATCTAAAAAAGTCCAAGCATACATTTATAATCGTTTTTCGGCTCTTATGGACGATGAGGAACAAGAACAAAAAACTTTATATGATTTACAAAAATTGAAAAGTATGAGAATGAAACAACTTGTGCCACTTGCTAAATCTATGAATTTGATAGGTATTTCTAATAAAAGAAAACAAGATTTATGTGTATTGATCGCAAATGCGTTAGGAATAACAAATTTAGAGGAACCAGTGGAATTAGAAGAAACTACAATTATTATGAATATGACAATCACACCAAGAAAAAAACGATCAATGACATCGGAAAAAGCAAGTATAGTAAAAAAACAAGGTCATAAAAACCAAGATAGGTTTGCTAAAATTATGAATGGTATAAAGTCTGATGATCATACTGGAAAAATAGATATAAGGGTTCAAGAAAAGACATATTCGCTTAAAAAAGAATGTAAAAGAATACAATTTGCGTTATATACAATTTCCAGCAGAAGATGGAGGAATATGTCAAACATGACAGAAATGTGTAAATTATGTTTGAGTGTTTTACCATCAAAATTTTATGAATATAAAAAGGATATTCAAAGATATAAAAAATTGATTGGTGAAAAAATGGAATGTCTAAAGGAATCTTGTCAAGATAAATCAAACTTGAAAGAGTTGTTAGAAATTTTTATAAGAGGAAGATCAAATGAAGTTCAATATATAGTTTTTAATTTTAAGGGAGAAGATTATATATTTCAAGCGGATGAGATGATTGACAAAATAATCCAAAATACTAGTATGACAACATCTTCTAAAAAAGGTATTTTTTCTGAAGATTCTCAAAAAGTTATTATTCGAGGTGAAAATAATATTATTGAAATGGAAATAAGAAAAAGTAGCGAAACGCATTACAGAGAATTTTTATGTGTGGCAAATCGAGACAAACTAATAAATTTATTATTAAAATATATACCTAAAAAAATTTATTATAAGCAAAAGGTTCTTTTATTAGGAAAAGCCATAGAACAACATTCCGTCGGCGAATCCGATCGGTTCGTGCGTGATGCTCAGAATTTATGAGTCGAGGTTTGGGGGGTAGATAATAAATATCTCGTGGCTTTCTTTAATATTATCACCACCTTTTCTATTTTTTCCGATTCTTTTTTCACCTTGTCCAAAAGTATATTGCCATTTTGGAAATACTTGTTTATATGAAGAATACCATTGCCTAATCGTAGGACAATCATTATAAGTAAGGAAAAATCCGCCTTTATGTTGAGAAAGCAAATCTCTTAGTTTTTCATGAGGGAACTCGTTATGATGGATCGCAAAGTTGCAATTAGGGTACATCCCTTTAAACATTTGAGAACCTTCCCCTATGTAATAAGGAGGATCAAGAAAAAGGAAATCGTTAGGATGGTTTTGGAGTGCTATTTCAAATGATGCGCACCTGATTTCAACATTTTTGGGATCAAATCTACAAATGCGTTCTATTAAATCCTTATACTTTTTTTCTTTGAGATAGACAGAACTCGGCCAACCAAGGAACATGGGGCCATATGAAAGTTGCATATTGTAGTAATAATATACAGCTTGTAGAAGAGGGTTATTATCCAACATTTTCTTTTCTTGTTCTGTCAATGGCTCTACTCTTCTTGTCTTATAAACAAGCGTGCTTGGTTTTATTTTTTCCCAGTAATTGAGAAGAATATGGCGGTTGTGTGTATAATTTGTCTTGTCTGGAATAAGTTTTTCAAGCTCTTTTAAAAATTCTTGTTTATTGGTGATTAATTGATTCCAGAAGTTCGTAAGCATACTGAAAACATCATATCCAATAACTTGAAATCCTAAATGAGATGAAAGAACAAATTCCAATGACCCACCGCCAAAAAAAGGAGAAACAATTTTTTTTTCTTTGAGATGGGGAAAATTTTCCAAAATAAGGCCCACAGCATTACTTTTACCCCCTGCGTACCTCAACGGAGATATACTAACCCTTTTATAATCTTGTCGTTTTCCCTGGATGGTTTCTAAATATTCCTTTAGATAAGGTTTCTGTTTCTCCAATTTTATCTGCTTTTTTACCATTTATTAAATCTAAAAATCATATATTTTTAGATTGTTTTAAAAATTATTTAGAAACAATTTTTTATAACAAATAAAAGATAAAACATGTTGAGATATTCCGAGTATTCAGAACTAGAAAAATACGATGCGACACCCAATCCTCCCCAGTTCTGTATCGAGAATGCCGATGATGGGATCCAGAATGTCGGTTGGGATCAGACTGTCGCGGACAATGAGAAATACGCCTTTATCTTTTCACAGGCCAATATGGACTACTTGTCGGCCACGATCAGTGATGCCCTCCGTGGCGTCGACCCCCAGAACAGAAAAATCATCATCCCCGATGACAAGATTGCGAATGTTTTGAGCACCGTTTACAAGTACGGAACACGTCGTTCAATTGGCGACATCCACTCAAGATACATTGTAGGACCGATTGAAACACGAAATGACATCAAAGACATCAACAACCAAACCATCAACATCATTGTCAGTGCCATCCGAGACGAATTGGAAATGACGGAAAACAACAAAAAATTGAGTGTGTGGGACAGCGTTTATGGCGATTTTAACCGACAAGGTCTTCGAGCACACGCCCCTATAAAGATCCGTAAAAGACACCCTATGTACATGGCATTCAACATGAATTATTGACCTTATAAATTATACTGTAAAAATATTTTTTATTATGTAATTTATAAAGGTTTTTCTAAATTGACAAAAATTCTTGAACTGTAGTCATCTTTGGGATTATGTTTCTTGGGTTCTGTTCTACAGCCTACAATACTTTTTTTGTACACATTTTCTCTTCTACTACCTCAAACCCATACTGCTTTTTTAATGTTTCTATTCTTTCATAATTCGCAGAGTTATTATTGTCTTTTGTGTTCTTCCACGTCTTATAATCCATTTTTATGTTTTTTTTATTTTATTGTTTTGGAATTCTTAAATTCAATTTTCCGGTGTAAAGAATAAAATAATTCTTGTTGTATTATTTTTGTTTCTATAGAACAAAATGTTTTCGTTTAAAGTAGATCAATCCATTCTGGATTCTGTCAATTCCCGATTACAACAGAAATGTCCTGGTATGTTTATTGGAATAATATGTTCCAAAAGGACGCCCGATTGTTATTTGCGCCTTGTCTATCAGGATGTGATTCTTTCCCAGATCCAGCTTGACTTTATCTATCTACACGATCATGGTGTCCTCCAGATGCTGTCCGACACATTTGAGACCCATTTCCGGAAACGCAAATTCAACATGTTGCTTCGGTGTGTCCTTCTTTTGTTGTTGCCATCCATGGAGTACGACAATAGGCCCGTGCTGACATTGGAATCGCACGCACAGAACCCAATATCCGCATACGCATTGCTCCGTCTGGGGTTTTCTTTAAGCCAAGGAACAAACAGTAAAGTCAGACAGAAGATTACAGCTTTTTCACCAGTGATTCCGCCCATTGATCAAGAGAAGAAACAGATTGTCCAGACAACCCCTGGACAGAAACAAAAACGACAACAGAACGAAAAGGGCCTCCGTCAATACCTGAACATGATCTTGGACGCAGAAGAACAACAGGAACAATATAAAACAAATAAACAGACATTAAGTCGTCAGCAAAAACACGTTTCACAGATTGTTTTGGTGCTACAAAAAGAAGATTTTGAAAAAGCCGCGATCCTGGCACGACACCGGCTGACAAGCGTATTCCAGCAATTGAAATGTATTGATTTTATATGAAAAATTCTTCACCATATTATTTCTACAACAGAAATAATATTTATATAAAATTAATTTATAAATCATCGGGACATGGCGTGGATGGGCGAGAGGAACGACGGGTGCCTTGTCGTGTGGTGGGGCATATTCGGGTAGAGTGCCAGTGGGAACAGTTTGGGAAAAACATGGGACACACTTTCTACGGGCACTGCCACCAGATGAGAAATATCATCCTCAATGGAGTAGAACTTGGAAAAAACCTGCTGGATGACATGAAGGGGACCATGGAGGATCAGCACCAATTTCCGGGTCTTGTCATCATCCATATCGACATTTTCAGATTCGGGGAGGGGTTTGCAGGGCTGGATATTGTCAAACGATACACGCATTGGGACACAATGGATGGTCGCATATTTTTCATTATACACAAAGGATAAGCTGTTGAGAAAAGAAGCTGTTTTGATGCGTTCCACCGAACATTCTTCTTTCAAACACCTATCGATAACCTGTTCGACAGATGTCTCATAGGTCTTGAATGTCTCTGTCAGGGCAAACTGGGTGTCCCCCCTGACATAACCAATACATACAATATAATCATCTGGATAATTCCTTTTGATCTTGTGGAATACCTGTAGGGTGCCTTTGCGGATATACCCCGAAGGGATCAAGGAATAAATCTTTTCCCAATTGCTTATATGGTTATACTTTTTGTTCATAATCTGGTACATTTTTTCTTAAAATAAAAAACAAACAGAATGGATTTTCTTTTACTATCTATATTTCTTAAACATTTTTCATTTTTTAAATTTTTTTTATCTATATAAAAGAAAACAAAATGAACCAACAACAAGAAGAACTTGTAGTGGTGGGTGAAAATAAGAAGAACAATACTTCCACAATTGTCGCAGTCATCATCTTTATCTGGATGCTTCTGGGGCTCTTGGCTTTTGTAACCAGCATCGTTTGCTTTGCTTATGATGGTTCATTCATGCAGAATTGGGTGGGATTCTTGACGGCTGTGGTGATGGGTCCTTTTTACTGGATCTTCTTTACTTACTCTGATGGATACTGCAAATCGGGTGGAAAACAGCAACTCCAGAAGAAACTCAGACAGGTCAAGCAATTTGCTAAAAAGTCATTCAACAAGAAGGGCAAGAAGAAGGCCTAAAAATCTTTTAAAAAAATGATATTCTTAATTCACAAAATTAAGAATTAATATGATTCTATCAGGAGGACAAAAAAAAGCATTTGATATATACAGACGCGGTGAGAACATGTTCTTGACGGGCTGTGCCGGAACAGGAAAAACCGCATTGATTCGAGAGATCTATAGGGATGCCGAAATGAGAAAGATAAAGGTTCGGGCAACCGCGCTTACAGGATGTGCTTCTATACTGCTTGGTTGTAAGGCACGGACCATCCACTCTTTTTCTGGGATTGGGATTGGTTCTGGGACGATTGAAGAGAATATTGCGAGGGTCAAAAAAAATATGGGAAGATTATCGGTGTGGCGATCGACACAACTCTTGATCATTGATGAGGTGAGCATGATGTCCAAGAAATTGTTAGAGACACTGGATGCGGTTGCGCGTGCTGCCCGCAAATGCCCCACACTCCCATTTGGTGGAATCCAGTTGATTTTTTCTGGTGATTTCTTCCAGATCCGTCCTGTGCCAGACGATCGGGATCCCGATACTGGTTTATTCTGTTTTGAGAGTCATTTGTGGAACACCCTCTTCAAAAAAGAAAATCACGTGAAACTCACACAGATATTCCGTCAAAAGGATCCTGAATACACGGAAATCCTGAATGCGATACGGGAAGGACGATTGACGCAAAAACACCTTGATATTATGAGACAACGGGTGAAGAGCAGTGGTGGGGATATCCGTCCAACCAAATTATTCCCCACACGGCGCCAGGTGGATATTGTCAATCAATCAGAACTTGAAAAATTACCAGTAGAACACGAAAAAACATACAGCATGACAGAACACCTTGATTTGCCAATGACGCCACAGGAATTGAAAAAACGCACAAAGGTATCCGTGGATGAGATCCAGCGTGAATTGGTGTATTTACGGAGAAATTTAATGTGTGATGAAGATTTGCGATTGCGCAGAGGCGCACAGGTCATGTGTATTGTGAACAAGGAAAAACTATTCAATGGGAGCCAGGGGATCGTGGTGGGGTTCGAACCCCAAACAGACCTGCCCATTGTCCGGTTTCATAATGGAGTAGAAACCATAATGTCTCCCCACGTGTGGACGAGCGAGTTTGTGCCAGGTGTGGGGTTATCCCAGATACCATTGATTATTTGTTATGCTTGTAGTATCCATAAGATGCAGGGTGCCACAATGGATACGGCTGAAATCAATGTTGGAAAGAATGTATTCGAATGCGGGCAGACCTACGTCGCATTATCCAGATTAACGACACTGGAAGGTCTCTTCTTGACAGATTTTGACCCATCCAAAATTTTTGTGGACGAAAAGGTTGTTTCGTTTTACAACACTTTTGAATAGTTTCACGCATATAATTTCAGTATCTTGTTGCGGTTTGGTTCCAATTTCTGTGTCAGCAGTCCATTTTTTGTGCTGAAGGCCTCTTCTACAAAAACAATATCATTTGGGATCTCGTAGCGCTGGACTCTTCCTTCCAGCAATTCCTCGATGTGTCTCATCATTTCATCCCTTTTTCCTTTAGGACTGTGGATAATGACCTTGTTGTGGGGCATCCCATCACCAAACACGACTGCTTGGTCAATCCATGGCGACATGCACAACAGTTTCTCAATATAGATAGGATTTACATATTTACCATTAGACAGCTTGTATTCCGTCTTGGTGCGCCCATTAATGTACAGATACCCATCCTTGTCCATATAACCCTTGTCTCCTGTATGGAACAAGTCATCCTTTTCTTCCAGTATCAACTGGTTTTCTTTTGTGGCAAATTTCAGGTACCCCATCATGACATTCTCCCCTCGCACCAGTATTTCATTATTTTCATAAGAAAAATCAATATTCATCCCTTTCACAGGTCTGCCCACAGAATTAATGCGGTTTTGACATACAGAATTAAGAGAAATCATGGGGCTTGTTTCTGTCATGCCGTATCCCTGGATCGTTGGGATGTCGTATTGTTCGGTCATGAAAGAGACCAGTTTGGAATGGCAGAATGCCCCACCCACACTGATCCGCCTGATGTTTCTTCCAAAAATCAGGTTTCGTTTGAAACGACTGGGTATGTGTGGGATATCATTCTTATAAATGTTTTCCAGGACTTTGGGAACCGTATAAAAAAGTGTTGGGGATTCCCATTTGATTTCCTTCATAATGTTTGCGGGTGTCTTGCTGGAAGGCACCCGTATAGACGCACCCTTCTTAAGAAGGAACATTAATTCACACACCAACCCGTAGCAATGGTGCCACGGCAGGATGGAGAAGGAAGAATCAAGGTGGGTAATGTCGTCCCCAATCCGGTTGGAGATCTGTTCCAGATTAGTCATAATATTTTTATGGCTCAATACAACCCCCTTTGGGTGGTTCGTGGTCCCCGATGTGAAGAGGATTGTGCTGGGATTTTCCACACAATTTTCTGTTTCTGTCGGCAAGCCGGGTGGATCCCGGATCATATTTTCGATAAGACACTCCTTCAATACGGCTTTGGGCTTGACTGTCTTGACAATATGTTCGTTGAGGTTGGGGTTATCGTGGCTGAAAGGCACAAACACAGCACCCCTCAACCATGTAGCCACCATGATCGCCGGCCAATGTGCCGACTTTTTGGCGTCCCAACAGACACGATCGTTTTTACCAACATGATAAGTGGACAACAGCCAGTTATACTTCTTGACAAGTTGGTAAACATCATTGTACGTGTGGCGGTCAATACATTTTCTTGTGGGGTGTTTCTTTATACTATTCAAGAACATCTGCGCCAGCATGATCAACTTTATCTGGATACATTCCAAAATCTTAAATAAATATTTTTATAAATAAAAACACACTCGAATATTATTAATAATACTAATAATATTCGCTTACTTGATTTGATAATTATACTTTCTTAATTCTGTTGATCGGTCTTTATCACAAGCCCTCCCCTATAACCCGGAGTGGATGTCTGGCCAAAATAATCGGTCCAGTCCAGGATCCACGATTGCTGGCTTCCATCCTCATTCGTCCATTCAATCAGCCACTCCGCATCACCCAAAGGTGTCTTGTCCATGGATTTCCATACCCACGACTGGATGTCTTCAAGTTCTATTCCTTGGATCCTCACGGATGTTATCCCAATCCTGAAATTCCTGGGGTAAAGGGTCAGCCAATTGTCCTGGACCGCCTTTAGATAAAGGTTCTCGACATACCGGCCTTCCTCGTTCTGGATCTGGCAGCTGTCGTACCCAAGGCAGATCAAGAACTCAATCTTGTCGTCTTTGCCAACAGGGCACGGCACAAACCGCCATGTCAAATTGGCAGGATTCCCATAGGCCACTGGTTGTTTCTCATTATAAACATCAAAATCAAGGAACCCACTCTCACAGATAGGATCTGTGCACTCATCAAACACCATGACAGTGAAATTGCCCTGGTTTGGTTTGTCATAATACCATTCTGTTAGTTCGTGGTTGAACTGGTAAAAACGATCCACAGACAGCACCTCGATACACTTCCCACAAGAAACAATCGATCGCTGGAACTGCTCACGGCTCAACCCCACCCCAAACAAAACTTTTCCAGATTGGAACACATTGGCGGAACCAGAAGTACCCCGGGACATTGTTTCGAATGATTGTTGTTTGCAGTACCCAACCTGACCCAAGAATGAATTATAACTCCCACCATTTTCTGATATTTCTATCGGCTGTGCCGTTGCCACAACAGCACACACCAGGAGAATCTTCCATATGCTTGTCATCATTTTCTTATAACCACCATGTTTTTAAACCAATCACCTTACAATCGGGAATATTCCGAATTGATGACAAGCCACAGGATGAAAGCAAACGTGATGGCTTGGACCAGATTTGTCGCAATCCACGATTTACTACAGAACGGAATGTATTCAACAATGAGTTTCTTTACAAACGGCAGATTCAATATAAAAAAGATTGCGATAAACATTAATAAACTGAGGACCTCCTTCTTGAGTTTTTGGGTGCTTGAAGTGTAATTTGTTGTTTTTTCTGCTTGTGCTGGACTGCTCTTCAAGTCGTGCGGTTCATCTGGGAAAAGCATTAAAAAATTATCCTTTTCTTCTGGTGGCATGACAACATTGTCCGTTGGTAATTTCTGGATTAAATCTCCCATTTTTTCTTTCGTGGATTTTGTCTTTAAATCAATCTTTTCTATAAAAATAATTTAGAGGAAAAGAAATAGAAAAGAAAATGCTATACAAGACAGAAATCCTGATCCTTGATTGCCCCGAGATCCAGTGCCCCAAGGTTTTACGGATTGTTTATACGGAATTGTGTGGGGCTTTTGAGCGTGGAAATGTCAAGGTGAGGACCATTGAGAACATCAATGAGATCCACGACGATGCGATTGTTTTTATGGGGGATTTTATCAGTGTTGTCAATCCCGGGCAATTGCTGGCCACCATTTCTAAAAATGCTGTTTATATTGGGTGGTACTGGCACAATCACGATACCTCCATGCTGCCGTATTTTCTGCACGTCTATGAGAATGTCTCGTCCAATACACTCTTGCCTGACAAGGTTGTGGTGAAAAAATTCATGGACAGCATACCCAATTCGTGCCACCTTTTATTGAGGGCGAATGAGGCGATTGAAAAGATTGGGACTTATCCTCGCCAGGAGGTTTATGATTTTTGTTTCATGGGCGGCCGGATGTGTGAGGATTTGGTTCCTTCCCACAAATTCCAAGGATTCTATTTGGGTGTTCACGACACAAAAGAATACATGCCCTACGACGAACGCCGCAAAATTTATCTGTCTTCCACATTTGCCCTTGGGTTCCAGACAGACGACAATATCAAGAACGGGCACGTTTCACAGAGGATTTTTGAGGCAATGGCGTATGGCTGTGTGGTGCTCAGCAACAGCATCCACGCCAGCATCCAAACCGACGGGATTGTTGAGTATGTTGATCCAGACAAGGAGAAATTCGCAGAACGGATGGAATTCTTTCTACAGAACCCTCATTATATTCTTGTCAAACAACAACGGGGGTATGAATTCGCGCGCCAGTATGGCACGAACCATTACGCAATTTCTCTTATCATCAATAAACTTTCGGCAATTGTTTCAGGTCAAACGCCATCACAGGAAATTCATCCTGTAGATCCTGTTTCTTCTTTTGAAGGATAGTCGCACTGGAAATATAATACATTAAAAAAAATAAAAACAAACAGACACTCGCAATGTAGAGCCCCCTGCGCAGCCCTTCTTCGTCCATGCTGATCCACACAAACGAAAGGATGAACGAACAGACCACAAGCAGAACCGCAAGCATTTCAAAATAGACATTCTTGACGACCGAAGAGAAACATATAAAGAATGCCAGTATGGACATTAACACGATGGCCGTTCCCCTCAAGAATGTCTGGTAGTATTTTTTAGTATCCGTATCAAGAATAATGGAAATACATAATGTAAAGAAACAGATTGACAAAATAATGTCCTTTACAACAACCTCCTTGAGGAATATATTTGTCTGGCGCATATAGGTATTTGGATTGTACAACAAGTAGATACCAATAAAACACAATGCCAATGGCACGAGCAGGAACCAGTGCCATTTGTTTTCCATACTGAATATTATAAGAAAAGAAATCAATAACGATACCAATGGAACATGAATACTAATGTCCTGAAGACTGATCTGGGGTGCTTTCATTTTATTTTATAATAAAAATATTTGAATTAAATCTTTTTATTTTGGAATGGCAATGACAACCTCCAGTGTCCCTGTGAAACAGAATTCTTTTTCTGTTTCGACGATCCACGAATCTCCCATCCTTGTTTCAATTCCATTGTTGATGTTCCCTTCTCCTTTGATGATAATAATAATCGAATTCCTGGGGCAGAAACAGCATTTATCCACAAGACATAATTCAAAGAACCTATCCAGTTCCTCGTGATGAAAAATATTCTCCTTTACAATGGGGTTCTCTAATGGAATGCTGCTGCTGATGTTGAAAAAAAGTTCCAGATCACAAGGTTTTCTTGTCAGGCCACACCGAACAACATTGTCGGAGGGGGGCATACACTCCACTCCTTGTCCTGATAGATAACAATGGGGTTGTGATGCTGGGATAATGAGGGCCTGTCCTTTTTCTAGGGAAACATGATTCATATAAAAGGGACAAAGGGTGGCAGTATCAGAAGGGTATAATTCAAGGAGGGACAGGAAAACGGAAAGGTGTGGGTGATGATTGTTCTTTATGGCGTAATCTTTCACGGATCTCAGGACACTCTCAATATCTGGAACACGAAATAATTCTTTGAAACTCGGGTAATGGCAAAGGATGGGCACATTCGAGATCCTTTCACGAACCTTTTCTTCTGGCAAAAATCCACACAACGCCTCAAAATTGGTAATTGCGACAATCATTTCTGGTTTTGGGTAAGGGTCCTTGAAGAATGGGTATTGAGAAAGTTGTTCTTTTGTTGGGTGGGCCTGCAACGATAATGGTTTCTCAACAAACAACATCTTTAATAAATAGGGGACTCTTATCTTTTCTTGTGGCGAACCTAAAATATCCACATGTGGCCCCCACCATAACTCGGCAATTTTTCCATTGTCATAACCATCCACAAAAAACCGGGCCATTGATTTGGAGGGATCCATCCCCCATTCGTAATTTTTCACCACGGGTCTCAGTCGTCGCATAAAGATCTCTTTAATTTCAATATAAGAAAACAAAAACAAATGGATAAAAATGTTGGAATGTTTGGTTGACTGCAGGGAACAGACATTGTATGAGGACCTCCAACAAGAACAACTCGACACTCCTGTCCATTCCAGGATGCTCACCATTGGGGATGTCATTATACAGAAACAGGACGGAGAAATCTTGTTGATGATTGAAAGAAAATCGGTGAGGGATCTGGTCCATTCGTTAAAAGATGGGAGGTACCACGACCAACGGAGGCGGTGGCACGATTTCTTGCAGGATTCCCCCAATTCGATTGTTTCATTGTGGATTGAAGGAGATTTGATGTCGGCGGATATCGAAGAAACACTGAAATCTTCCTTATTGAATTCCATTTTTCGCCTCCAGAGCAAGCACAATATCGTTGTCCACCAGGTCCGTTCCAGAGAATCTTTTGTCAAGAGTATCAGGATGGCAATCCAAAAATTCGAAAAAGAACCATACCACCTCCTAAGAACCCCAAGTGAGAACATTGGTGGAACCCCAAATATTGATCGTTATAAAAAGTCGGCACAAAGTGAAGAACAATACTGGCAGGATTGCCTCTCATTGATCCCAGGGGTTTCACAGCAAACAGCCCAAAAAATCGCAACGAACCTATTTCCTACACTCGTTTTATTTGTGGAAGAACTCAATACAGACCCAAAATCCATACTCGTCAAGTTGTCCAACCTAAAAATCACAGAAAAAAGAAAACTTGGCGACAAGTTGGCACAAAAAATCATCAGGCACATCCATCCGTCATTTTCGTTTTTAGACCAAACAGACAAGAAAAGAAAAGAATAAAAAAATATCTTTGTAAATAAAAAATTAATAGGTAATGATATGATTGATATTCAAAAACATGATACAACCTTTTTTTCTCCATTCCAATACGGAGAATTGACATGGTTGGATGATTGGAGGGAGTTTTTCAACCCTACCAATATTATACCCGACATCCACCAAGACATTCCCGAACAATTTAATTGTCTGTCTAGAATCATTATCTTTCTTATCTTGATAATGTATTTTTATTACGGATTCAACAAATATGTTTGGACGCTTATTGTGATTTTTACTGTTGTAATAATATTGTATATTTCTTTCTATAAAAGGAATTATATGATGAAAAAAAGAGAGAATTTTGAAACACAAATGATAGAAGACCAGCCAGGAAAATGTCGCACACCCGTAACCAGTTGTTCCTACCAGGAGCCCATTGTCCTCTATAATTCCAAAAATCCAGAAGAGCCCGTTTTTATTTCGGGTCAAAACAGCAATCCTTCCCCCATTGATGTGCAACAGGCGCACACATGGTGTTATCCTGACCTCGTGCTTGGCGAAGAAACCGCATCCGTTAACCAGAAACTGACTGGCAACAAGACCAATCCAAAGACAGAGGCCATCCCAGTGGTGCCACCCCCAATGTACGCCTATGATAACTGGGTGCCAAATGATTTTGTTGTCCCATGGAAGATTAACGACCAGCGCCGTCAGGAGCTCTACCAGAATGGCTACATGACATGGGACAAAGAGATCCCACGCAAGAAGGTTGAATACGAAATGTTCAACAAGTACGCGTGCCAGCCAGACAAGGATTTTAAGGAGGATTTTGCGTTGCCTATTTATAGCGCCAGTGATTACGACATTCCTCCCGATAGGACATTCCTTAATGCCACCTATTCCAACAAGCTGGAAGATATGACAATGGACACTGCCGATGGGTACTACCCAGAGAATGCCAAATACAATTATCCTGTCAATGTCCCCCCTACTTCTTGTATGAAGACACCCCAAATGAGTGAATACAACAAGAACCTGTACAGCATCCCCCTCCAGCCCAATGTATACACCCGTTCTCAGGTCAACCAACCCGACGCGTCCATGTACAATTTGGGCATCTCATTCACACAGCCACACCTTCCTTACCAGTGCAAAATGGACGATCGTGGGAACATGATGATTGACGAATACGACCCGAACCAGTACCCATCCGAATACCTGTTAAGGGGCAGAGACCAGTATGGGAAGGATGAGATCCCCCGTAATGAGATCTATGACCCCCGTTTGACGGGCTATGGCACATCCTACAGGTCTTACAATGACCCCCTGACAGGACAACCCCGATTTTATTATGATGATATTGATGCCCACACACAATACAATTTTATCACGAGAAACAAGATTGATTTCACCAATTTTGCGCCCACAACAGGCCCCTATAATGATGATGTTCCTTATGAGGATGTCCGCACGCTTGCGGACGAGACCTTCCATAACAATGTCATGAAACAACGGACCGAACTACAATACAGGTTGATGGCCAAGAACTCCCACAGAGAATGGCAACAAAGAATGGCACCCCTCAACAAGAACAATTTCGCGAGGGCACAATGTGGTCCTCCAAGTGCGTCTTCGTATGCTGGACCCCGTGGTGGATAAACAATTTTTCAAAATTTTTATTATCAATAAAAATTTTTACAGCAATCTTTTTTTGTATTGCTGGTTGTAAATACTTGTCAATCTTTTTGGCACTTTCGTTTCGTTGAAGGCGTTCTCGATATTGTGAACGAAAGTGTGGATTGACGCATCCGTCATGCTGACAGAAGAACGCCACACACTCGCTTTCCTTGGGAACTTTTCAAGAAAATTTGTAATCAGGTTTGCGGCCAGATGATTCTTGTTCCAGAAAGAAAACCGTCCCGATATTCCACCATTCCTGAACATTTCCAAAGTATATATCGTGCGATTGCTCTCATCCCTTTCTGTGGAGATTCCTATTTTGAAATGCCTGTAGGGAAAAATCAATTCAATATAACTATCAGGTTCGTATTCAAGAAGCACAAGGATAGAGTGAATGAGGCGCAGGTGGATATACCGAAAAAGAATAAACCTGAATTGGTGTTCTTTTTCGAGCATTGTTTCTTCGTCTTGGGTTTTTATGTTGGCTTGGACGGTTTGGACAATGTTCTTGTATTCGGGGATTTCTTGGATCATTGATAAAAAATCCTTATCCTGCTCCATTTTTTTTTTGATTGACTTGAATACTATTCTAGACAAAGAACTAACCATTCTTTTTTTTATTTTAGAGAAAATAATTAAAAATGGGTAAAAACATCAAAAGTGTTGTAGAGTGGGATGGTAGTGCTCTGTTTGACAATATTTTCATCTGTGATTTTGCTCAAAACATCTTTTGGTCGGGAATTTGTGTGCTGGCAGATGCTGATATATTTTCCATTGGGGCTGCTACAAATATACATTTCAGGGGCATAATAAGTAGGGCGTATTTCATTGGGTAAATTATCGATATGACTGGATTTGGTCCACCAGAAATTTCCAGAAAAATGAAGTGTTGGGAACAATGATAATGCTGTTCCTACCGCGTCGTACCCCTTATCCAACCAATATGTGCATATCTCGTGTTTTTCCAGGATAAAGTAATCCAGATTCTTCCTTGTTTCGTGGAAGTGGATGTCCTTTATACTACGGCTGACACCTTTTGTATGAAAATAATACATATAATAGGGAACCTTTTTATCGACATAATGTCGAAAATTCAGCAGGGCAAATCTTTCAAACAGGTTTTCTTTTGTGACGATAAACTTGATTTTGGTCTTGAAATTTTTAAACAACTTCATGACTTCTATCTTGAACTCGCATATAAAACACAACAACTCGGTTGTTTTTTCCAGCAACCCGCTTTTTTGGATGCTCTGTAATTGTTCCTCTATAATCTTTTTGTAATTTCCTTTGCAACATATAAAATAAACACCATAAATATTCTTCTTCATAAACAATAATTTTATTATTATGTAAGAATATTTATTTATTTTCCTAATAACCAACCCACTAGATAAAAATAGTTTTCTGGACGGGACGGAAATTGACACGGGTTTTCTGGGCCAAACTCTGTGCCACACAACACTTGCTGTCGGGGCGCACTGCCAGCTGGATGCGCACCTTGTTTCCATCGGGTGTATCATACTGGACAACTTTCTTGTTGGACTGGATTGTTGCTGGCTTGAGGCCCTCCGCTTGCGCAATCAGTGATGTTTTCAATTGTTCAAGCTGGCGAATATGGGATTGCTGGGTGCGACGGGTTTGCTGGCGAGCGGTTGCCATTTGATCCAACATACTCCTCAATTCAGCGACAATCGCAGTTGCGTCGGTTTCGGCCTTTTTTATCTTGCGTTTGTTCTGTTGGGTCTGTTGCTGGCGGATCTTGTTGTTCTGGCGCATCTCGTTAATCTGGGACAATAAAGAACGGATCTGGCGGGCATACCCCAGGATCTGTTCGTGGGCCAGTTGGGCCTGTTCCAATTTCTGTTTATCGGCTTGTTGTTTCTTTGTTTGGGCCAATTGTTGTCTTGATTGCTGGGTCTGTTTGTTGACCTGTTGGACAATCGCATCGGATAGTTGATCGGCAGTTGTTAGTTGTTGTTGCTGTTTCTGTTGTTTTGTTTGTTGTTGTTGGAACAAGGAACTTGTTTGTCTCAGGGGGGGCATTTCCATTTTGCCTTGAGGAATAAAATCGACAACCTGTTGTTGGACTTGTTGTTTTGTTTGTTGTTGTTGTCCTTGTCGTTTTGTTTGTTGTTGTTGTTGTTTTACTTGCACCTGTTGTCCTGTTTTAGGATTGAAAAATTGCATAATCCCTTTTAGAACCATCTTTTATTTTATTACTTATTTAAAAAAAAAAATAATTAATTGCTTTTTATTAGGAAAACCCATGATTGCGTTTTTTAAATATGGTCTCTTTTATATACTATGTTTGACTATTGTTTTTTTATATCCTTTCTCAATATTTTACGGCTACAATATATTCTTTGGAGTATTTGTGCTCTTCTATTTTGTTCTCCAGACGTATTATGCTGCGATGAATTACCAAACTTGCAAGAAATTACAGCTACCAGAACAACCGCCAAGTGTCTCATTGCTCATAGTAGGTTATCGAGAAAATGAAACCTATTGGGAAAAATGCCTGGAGAGTATTTTAAAGACAACGTACCCAAACATCAACGCGGTTGTTGCGTTTGTGGATGGGAACGAACCAGAAGATTTCTACATGGCGGACATTTTCAATAGGATCATGTTGATTGATGATCGGTTCTTTTCTTATGTCAGATTGTGCGAGCACCAAGGCAAGAGGCACATGCTCGAAAAGGGGTATCGATATATAAAAGAAAAATACCCAACCAACGATTATATCATTGTCATTGATTCCGATACCATTATTGAACCAAATGGTGTAGAGGAATTGGTCAAATGTATCCACGCGGACAAAAACAATGCTTGTGCCACTGGGAATATACAGATTTTTAATCTGGACACGATCCTCGCAAAAATCGTCAACAGCCGCTACTTGTATGCCTTTACAATTGAAAGGAGTGCGCAGGCATATGTTGGGGTCATGACGTGCTGTTCGGGCCCGTTCAGTATCTACAGACAAGAATACCTTACCGAAGAGTTTTTAGAACAATTTATAGGGGATAAATTTTGTGGCACGCCCGTGGCCGCTGGAGATGATAGGATGCAAACCAATCTGCTGCTTGGAAAAGGGTATTATTCCAGACAAACCCCACTGGCAATTGCGACAACAGAAACACCCGACAAACTCCCCCGTTATATCATGCAACAGGCCCGTTGGTCAAGGAGCACCATCCGTTGTTTGTCGCACCAACTCAGGGCGATTGGGAAGCACCATTTTTATCTTGCCATCATCACAATGTACGAAACCCTGTTCCCCTTTTTGGTTATGATTGGGTTTCTTCCAACTTTCAACATTGTCCACCAGAACAACAATCACATCTTTTTCCAGAGAATGGCGATTGCTCTGGCTGTCCTCGCAATACGGACCTTTATCCTGATGTGCTTCAACAAGATGGATTTTTTCAAGTGTATTTATAACCTCTTTATATTCCCATTGTATTTTACATTCTTGTTGCCAGTCAAGATCTATGCCTGGTGCACACCTTGGATCCAAAACTGGATGACGTCCTCACGAAAGACAATCTTTAGCAAATGTAGTATGGATTCGTTCTTTATCTACACGTCCATTATTGTCTGGAATGCCCTGGTTGGGTTGTGTTTTTACCTGAAATTCTCCAATCATACATTTTTCTACCCACTGACACAGACCCATTGAGAAGGAAACAGATTGTAAATCTTTTCCGCAATCCACCTTTCAGGGTAAAAAACAAGAGGGCTTTTTGATAATAATGCTCCCCAATAACTGAAAGAACTATTCCCAATAATGGCACCCGCCCCACACTGGGACATGAGAGCCAGTGTCCTGATTTCATCTGGATTATTGTACAGAATGAATGGAAACGACCATTTTTGCGATAAACACCAGTCCGCGTCATTGGAAATCAAAAAAACATGAAAATCATCATCCCCCTTGTATTGTTCTCGCCATTTCTTGAAGGCGTTCTCATAATATGCTCTTGTCTGGATGTAGTGATACTGGGGGAGGTTTAGGTAATCCCCCCTCCTCACATGGATAAACACACATTTTTCAGGATCAATGGACGGAAAACAGAATGGTTCCAGTGCCATCCTGAATTCCTCTAAAAGTTCTGGTAGAATGGGCTCAATGGCTGGCAAGTATTGGAAATATCCACAGAGTTTAATAGGAACAGGAATGTCTTTTGGATACCAAGGAACAAAAGAGTTGCCCTGATGGAATTCATTTGCCGCAAATGGCGTTTCCATTGCTGCGACGATTGCGTGTTTCATAAAGATCCTGGCATAATCACGCCCATCCTTATTATGAATATTGTCCCTTTCTTCTTCCACATAAATCTGTATTCCTGGGTGATGGTGCGCAACCGCCCTGGCTGCCGCATACTGGAAAAATTGGTTCCCTAAACCCCCCATACGATTAACAAGAACATAATCCTTCATTTTGTCATTCACGATTTTTCTTTTTAGATTTTTTGTAAAAAGAAAAGAAAACAAACTTGATCGTTGTCGTTAAAATTGATTTTTATTGGTCGCAAAATACATAATTGTAGGAACAGAACTAATCATCATTTGTATTTGTTTTATTTTTAACAGATGGACCTTTTTCAACACGGTGTTTCGATTGTTCCTCTTTTGGATAAAGAAAGGACAAAATATTATCGAGATAACTACAAGGATATCCAATTCCCAGAATTTCTTCAACATGACGGTCAATATGTAATGGGTGGATTTGGAGCTTATGGGAATCCATCGTCATTCCACAATTTCATTGTGAGAGAATTGAGAAATGAAACAAACTCTCTTATGACACAATTTTTTTTGAAAAAATTCCAGACCGAATACCCCAAAGAATCTTTCTATATTGAACGGCTTTTTGATAGGATGTGTGTTCGTAAAAATGGAACCACCATTCCAAAGGAGACGTGGCACAGAGATCTTAATCCAATGACAATGATATTGGCGGACAAAAAAAAGAAAGAATACACACCCAGACCAGACGAGCATATATTTGGTGGATGGATTAATCTTGATGATGAGCCACAATATTTCAGTTGTGCTTTATCGACTCATACTGATAATATTATTGTTAAAAAAGGGAAATCAGAAAGTGGTTTTATCGCCCAAGATAAACCAGACAAGAATATGAAGCCAACAAAAATCGAGATTCCTTCGGGGCACGCCATCGTGTTTTATCAAAAAATTCTGCATCAAGTATTACCTAAAAAGTATTCTCAAGACAGTTTTCGACAATTCCAATTATTTCGCATTGTTTGTTCCAACGAGAAACCCGAACCTTTATTTCCACAAGAAAAAATCCATAGATGGATTGATACCCAAGCCACCCCATTACTTCCAAGTGGGCAACATCCCCCAATGTATTCCTCAAATCATTCAAGTATTTTTCTTTTTCGTGGAAATCGAAATGATCCTATCGAATTTTCAAAAAAGATCAACCCCAATTGTTTGATAGAACAAAAATGTAAAAGTGGAAAAAACAAGGACCGACAATATCGTATTGTCCAGCGGTTCATGACATCCCTAAAGGAATATAATTTACCAATGTATCCAGCATACACTCAAGAAGAAAAGAGAATCTTTTTTCCACAACTTTTATTTTGAATAATGAAAAAATGAATCTATTTTTCTGTTTTACTTGTAAATAATTAATTTTTTTGGAATTAATTATTTTTATGGCGTAAAGGAAAATCAAACAAATTTTCTTCTTGTGTGCTGATCGGGTATTTTTTCGATCCATTTCTTGCGAGTATTGGGTGTAATGTCGGCTGTTAACAGATATTGTTCGATAGCCAAGGAACGGATCTGGGGTTTCTTGATACTGTTTATGAATCGGGCAACGGACTTGTTTTGTCTTAAAAGGTGTTGTATATAATTTTTTAACAGGGTTTTTTTGATCAGCTTGCGATAATTCCAATCACAAAGGCGTTTCTCAAGCAATGATTGTATTTTATGCTGAAGACGCTTACTGGATTCTGGGAGTTCTTCCAACAAGGAGATCAAGACATTATCAAGCTGTTTAGAGAGGACCTCCATAATAATATCATCAGTAAGATTGGATCGTGTCGAACCCTTGATATAAACAATTTTTTCAGCGAGAGGCAATCCCATAAATTCAAGGATGGGGCGCATCCATTTCATTTCGGTCTTGCTGGTAAGGGCAAATGCGGTTCGCTGTTTGGGTGTCATGAAGGAGATTATATTCTGTTTTTTCAAGTCGGTTGGGGTGGTGTCCATTTATGAAAAGAAATAATTAATATTATTAAATATATTCAACCTTGGGTGTGAAAATCTTTTCAATCACCTTGGGGCGATCTTTATAGACATCCATTTTCTCGCACACGTGGGATTCGGGCGCTCTATCATGGATACAGAATTGTTTGCGACACAACGAACATTCGATCAAGATCAACGCGTGCTTCCGGCAATGACCACATCTGTTTCTTTTTAAATCCATTGTATCTTCTCTATATAGGCAATATTTTTTGAAATTTTTTCAATTTTTATAAATAATTTTGACTTAAAAATTTAAAAATAACATAAAAATGACGATAAATTACCTTGAAATTATAAAAAAATCACCTTATTATTACCAAGTAGACGGGTTATTACTAGAAAAGACATGCCCAAGTTCCAACGGATTATGGAAAGAATGGAAACACAATCTTCCGGATTATTGTGAAAAAGAAAAGGTGTTTCTTGATATTGTCCAATTGGAACATGATAATCCATACTCTTTTATGGAAATGATGAAGAAATTAAGCCATAAGCTCGAAAAGGAATTTGTGGAATTCATAGAAATGGAAACAGAACGGATTGAAGAAATCCACCAAAAGGAAATCCACTTGATGGTGATTCCCACCATACAGAATTGGAAAGAAATCAAGAAAAATCTTGTGCGTTTTTGCGGGATTTGTGAGAATGTTTCTCATTTTTTTTTACGAACGTCTCTACAGCATTACAAGAATGACTGGACTGCGACGATAACATCCTTTCGTAATTTGCTAATGGGAAAAATCATAATGGGGATAGAACCCTATAAAAAACACACTTGTTTTATAAAAGGAACACCAGTATGGACCACCGATGGAATCAAACCTATTGAACAAATACAGGTAGGCGACAAGGTGATGACCCACAATGGTAGATCCTGTCATGTCATCAACACTTTTAAAAACCAACGAGAAAACAGAAAACTCTACACGATCCATACTTCCTATGGAAAAGTGGCAACGGCCACAGAGGATCACGAATTTTTAGTTTACAGCACGGATTACCATCTAATTATATGGAAAAGAGTATGTCATTTGACAAGGAATGATTATTTGGCAAAGTTTTCTCTGGTGGATCGTCAATCTTTTCATTGTTCCCATCATTTAAAAAATTACCCAGAATTGGACATGTTTATTCATAAATACCCCAGAATTATTGGGATTTCCATTTCCAGAATAATGGGGAACAATGGGTTTGTTGCTATATCAACCAACGAACTTGATGATTGTTTGAAACAGATTGAAGAAAATGATTTAAAAATTTACGACGATTTGGTGATAAATTTGACAGATATCAGTATCCGTATGAAAGTATGGAAATGGGTATTGGAAACAAACCAACACGAATTCGTTTGGGGGTGGTGGGAGGCATTCCAGAATCAAACATATTTTGACACAAAGGAAGAAGCAGAACTGGTCAATATGATTTTGAATCTTTATAATTACAATGTGGAACTGAAACGAAATATCTTAATACCAGGTTCGAAATGGTGCCTAGAGAAAAGAAAAAGAATGAAATTATGCTGTTGCCAAAACGAAGAATTGGTCATAGAAGATAAGATGTTTGTAAGGTTTTCTCACAAAAAAAAAGTTCTTGGCGAACACCCATTCGTTTATACATTGGGTGTGGATAAGGATCATTCATACACAGTCAATGGGTATATTGTTAAAAATTGTATGGGATTGACACCCAATACCATGGTCTTGAAAGAAAATATTATTGTGCCCATTTCAGAATTACAACCAGGAGATTTTATTCTGGATAAAACATACAGCAAAGTAAAAATAAACAATATCATCAAGAACCATTACGAAGGACAGGTTTTTTCAATCCATGATTGTTCCCACTCAGCATCGACTTTAATCTACTTGAAAAACAATGGCAATGCCAGACATATCCAAGATCTGGAAGATAATGAAAAAGTCCAATCGCCGAGTATATGGTATTATTACGATAAAATTATCGACAAAAAGTTTTCAAACAACCTTCTTAATTTTTTGCTGAAATATGTTTGTGATTGGAAAATCGAAGAAGAAAACGAATGGTTCACATGGCCAATATCTATATCGGATAAACTATTCTTGTCGTCCGTCTTGCCCAGTTTTCATAGTTTTCATTATAAACTCCATGACAATGATATTTATATCAAGAAGGACATCCTGACTGGATTTATAAACCAATGTGTGTTTGATCTTTTGTATATTTCTGTTGAAAAATTAAAATATTTCTTTTCCTATATTGATCGTGTGAATAATGGAAAAATTCGTTTGGATCATAAACAATCCCATTTCTGCGACACCCTCCGGTTTTTTATAAATCGGGAAAACAACAACATCCAACAGCACAACTATATAGGTGATATTTATGATATTGAAGTAGAAGGTGATGGATTCTGCACCTCTCAAACAATTATAAAGAAGGATTTTAAGGTGAGTATTGAAAACAGAAATCTGGATAATGTTTCATACCTGTATATACCTGATGTATTTTTTCAAAAAATAAATATTGAGGATGGGGAAAACCAGACCAGTAAAGTGTGGCAAGAAATCGTGAGAGACCAATTAAAAAATGGAAAACCCTCCATCGTGTGTGTGGACCGGAATAAGAACGAGTGTGTTTCTGGAGATACACGCATTCTAACATATAATGGTATTGTCTCGATTTCTTCAAAAAAAGATGAACTTGTTTCAGTATGGAATGGCACACATTTCACAGATGTCATGATTACACAAACAGGATACGAAAAAAAATTCTTAAAGTTTTATTTCTCAAATGGAATGTGCCTTACGTGCACCCCTTATCATAAATTCTTTCTGCTTGGACCAGATGGGAACATCAATAAATCCCACGCCTCTGAAATTGTTTGCGGTGATGAACTGGCCCCTTACCAACTGCCATCGATATCAACCATTGATGTCTTGCCTTCTTCAATCATCATGACTCTGGAATGGATTGCCAAAAGATGTGTTTATATCGAAAATTATGTGGTCCTCTTTGATAAGGATGTGGAATCATTGAAAGATATCTTGATGGACCTCCAATATTGCGGTCTTGCGAGCAATATCCTTTTCAATTCCTACAGGAATGAGTATGAATTACGAGTTAAAAAGGAAAGGTGGAATTTATTGAATTATCGACATTTGAACAAACACACCACTTATATTGAAGGGGATATAATCAAAAACATAAAGGTGGTCAGGATAGAAGAGAGCCAGAAATACCAAGAATCTTATTGTTTCCACGAACCATTTTCTGGAACGGCTATTTTTGAGGGGATAGCCACTGGACAATGTGAAAATTTTTCGGATGTCATGTGTGTCCAGGGGTTTATTGATGTTTCAAAATTTATAACAACAAATCCTCTAAAAAAACATTTATATAATTATCACGTTTCAGTTTATACTACCAAAGATTGCCCTTTCTTGCGCTTGCTCCAATTAGAATACGAATACCTGGAATTCAAGGATATTGATACGTGCCAAGAAGAATGGAACATCAAAAGACACGCTCACGCATTAAGCAGTGTACCCGCAATTTTTTTGGATAATATATATGTGGGGAATTTTATTGATTTCTGGAAACATTATTTGTGCCCTGTATTGGAAGTGGAAACCCTGTATAAATCCGTCTATTTATTATGCCAGGGGCTTGATAATGCGATTGACCAGGAACAGAAACACAAGATTATTAATGAATTTGGTTTCTTATCCAACAGGCCGATCCTTCTCAAAGTAGCCAATATGCGAAACGTATTGGTTAGTATGAAATTATCACTTGACGACCCTCAATCACAAAAATTGAATGATACCATTTTTAAAACAATTTATCACGCAGCAATCAAGGCGTCCAATGATTTGTCGGTTAAAAAAGGACCTTGTATTAATTCTTCTAAAATCATTTCAAAACTTGAAGATTGTCTGGAAAATAATGAGAATATATGGCAAAACATATTGAAAAAAGGAATAAGAAATGCGATCTATATTCGAACTCTTGACGAAATCGAAAAAAATATACTTTATCAGTTTTATCAATTTTTGAGGAAAGAAATCAATGTCCTGACAAACAATACGAACCATTTAACAGTATTGGATACAATCGGTAAATTAAATTCTGTGCGGGATACAAACATCCCAAATTCACTAAAAAAAATTTACCAGAATGAGTATGAAGTTTCACAATTAAAAAGATTGCAATTCATGGTAGAAAGAAAAAAATATAATGTTGTTGACGATATATTTCATCTCTATAGTGATGACCAAATGGACGAAGAACTATTATCCGAATTACAACAAAAAGTATGGGCAGAAGGATTTGATACAATCCAGATCCACAACAAGTAATAATTATTAATTATTTTTCTAAAAAGAAACAACAACAATCAAAATGAATAACAATTTGTCGTCTTATGAAGATTTTAGTATCGGCGGTGGCATTGGTGGGAGAGGTGGAGGCGCATTTGGTCCAGGCATTGGTGGGAGAGGTGGAGGAGCATTTGGTCCAGGCATTGGTGGGAGAGGTGGAGGAGCATTTGGTCCAGGTATTGGTGGGAGAGGTGGTGGAGGCTCATTTGGTCCTGGTATTGGTGGGAGAGGAGGAGGAGCATTTGGTCCTGGAAGAGGTGGTGGGAGAGGAGGAGGCGCATTTGGTCCAGGCATTGGTGGGAGAGGTGGAGGAGCATTTGGTCCTGGAAGAGGTGGTGGGAGAGGAGGGTCATTTGGCCACCACCACCCAAAACCCCGATACTATTACAACTATTATCCATACTATTCTAACTATTATTATCCATATTATTACCCGTATTATTACCAAAATTATTATCCTTATTATGAAGATGAAGATGTCTGTTTTTGCACAGAAACCACATATGATTATAAAGACCAGCAAAAGGTTTGTTTCGATGGAATTTGTGGCATTTGTGTTCCACGCTCATTGTGCAAGACATGCGACGATAAATTTATCTGCAAAAAATAGATAAAAAATTATATTGCATATTTATTAGTATATAGTCATTTATGAATAAAATCATAGTTTTTGGATTCCCGCATTGTGGAACAAGTATCTTGAAATCTATTATAGGACATATTGACGATGTGGAAGAGATAGTGGATGAGACAGACAGAATTACAACTACCAAAAAAAATAAAAAATATATCTTGTGCAAATACCCATACACTCTTGATGAATTTTTTACATCAAATAACGAGTATAATAATTATATAAAAATATTTATAATCCGCAATCCACTCTTTGTATTTTCTTCATTGAATAAAAGATTTCAATATAAGATACCTATTAAATGCAGTATCGAAAGTTATGTCAGGACAATTACCAAATTCAATCATTGCAGAAATAATCCTATTAAGAATTTGTATACAATTCGATATGAAGATTTATTTGAAAATAATTATCAAAATTTGAAAAATATATTTGATTCTATTGGATTACAATACACGAATAAAACTTTTGACAATTCTAGATACAAGAATAAAATCATATCCAATGTAATGTTGGTGGATCACAAACCAAAAAACACAGAACACGATTTATATCGGACGTGGCAAATCAATCAACCATTTGTTAATAATAACCATTTATCAAAGCTGGATTTAAGGCCGGAACAGAAAAACAAGATACTGAATAATAAAATGATACGTCTGGTTTATCCAGAATTATAAATATAAATTTGCTAAAGTTATTTTTTCTTAAAATATTTTTTAAGAAAATGTCATACACTAATAATCAAAATTGTTATCTAAGGAGATTGGGTGGTCAAAAGAGTGATGATTTCCTGGATCGAATCAGAATAAGAGCCCTTATTCGCTGAACGGGGAAGACCTGGGAAACTTGTCTTGTATTTCTTGGAGTAAGTGAAGGGAATGGCGGGCAATTGATTGGTCTCAAGATAGGGATCCTTGACAACCTGATCCTTGTTTGTCAGATCGATAATCTTGAAATAGGGGCGAAGACCGGCTTTTTCAATAAACCCCTTGTACATTACACAAAAGTGGCACGAATCAGAAGTATACACAGTAATGTCCAGATCTTTCAATTGTTTTTCCAATTCAGGATGGATCTGGGGCTTGGCATTGCCAGAAGAAACGGATTTTTTATCAAGGGCCTTGATGAGCATCTCGATACTGGGAGGAGCACCAGTGATGCTTGTGCCCAGAGTAGAAGATTTGATAAAAGGCACACCGTTCGCGCCGTGCTGGGCCAATTCATTCCTGAAGGAAGGATTTGAAATGTCCTTTATAACAACACCACTGAGGATATCATTCTTGTCCATCATATTCAACAATGTCTGGCTGTGGGGACAATTCTTGGAATCGACAAACACAACCAACCCCAGCTTACTAATAGTAGTGTTCAGGGGCTTTTTTTTTTCCATAGTAAAACCTTCCTTCATCATCATAGGAGGAGGTGTTGAAAAAATGGGGGGCGCAGGAGCCCGAATGGGTTCGTTCCCAGGGCACTGTGCCATGTGGAAAGAAGTGCAACGCTTGCCGTAGCCAGATTCGACGGTGTAATAACCAACACCATTGTAATCGTGGGAAAGGGCATTGTATCCATAATTATTGTAATCGTGGGGCAATTGGATGTAATGCATAGGAGGGATAATGGGAGAAACTGGAGGGCCCCACACACTCTTGTTGTTGTAGGTGTCCAACTGAGCATATCCATTTTTGGGGTTTGTTACAACTGCACCGAGTTCTGCTGACATGTTCTTTTTTCTATATATAAAAAAAAAAATTTATGAAAATTTATGAAAATTTCTAGATATTTATTAATTTTATTTTGTTTTTTTATAAACAAATGTCTGTTCTAAAAAGAAATCCTATTGCGTTGCGTCGGATTGTTGCCGATGTAAAAAATTTTGATTGGGAAATTTATCTGCTGAATTACCCAGAATTAGTCAATAAAGGCATAAAAACAAAAGAAGATGCCATTAATCATTACAAAAAAATTGGATTTTTTGAAAATAGGTCTTTTAAAATCACAGGGAATTTTGATGCCGAGAAATATTTAAAAGAACACGCGTCCATCGGTTTAAAAACACCAAGGGATGCGTACATTCATTCTAAAAGGGTGAGTTCCTTAAAAAAGAGGAATGAAGATTTCAAGAGGAATCTTCAAGCATATCGTGTGCCAATTGCGTCTCAAAACAGAAAAATTGTCAATAACAAGGCATTTATAAAACAAAATAATCCACCCACTCAAATCCACCAACCACCCCAACCTCAACAACCAAGGCGTATTGTCCAACCTTTTGCGATCCGGCAGGCAAACTCAAGATTAAACCCAAAAAACAATATTGTGCCGTCCATTTTTACGATGAATGCGAGAAGACTTGTCAAACAATCGAAACCCGGACAACTGGTCCTCCACGAACCACCTTCTTCTTATTTTGGAAAACGGGGGCTTCTTGGACCCCCCAAATATTTAAATTGATCGGCATTTAAAATGTCAAAAAATTTTTAATTTCAAATCTATCTAAAGGATTATACCCTAATAGTAAGAAAGCAAAGATGAAAGTCGTGCCGTATCAGTCGGAGCGAGACGGAGTATATCTCCGCACGACTATGAGTAGGGTAGTATCTTCTATGTTCTAAAAACATTAAATTGGGGGTATTGCATTAACCGAAGTTCATCAGTGGCATTTCATCGATGTCACCACCCATGATTTACATGAAGATCCATTGACATTTAAAATGTCGGTCGGTGTAAATTAATGCTATATCAAAAACTTATAAAATATAATATTTCTTTCTTCATAAGAAAAAAGAAATGTCTGCTACTCAATTTTACCCATTAACAGGGACAGTTGGTTTATCAGGCCCCTATCTGGGAGTACAAACTATTCAGGGGGGTCTGCGAACACTTGATATTTTTACTGATAATATAGGAGCTGCTTCTGGTGATATTATTAATTTAGCGGTTGGTAATATTGTTATTGGAGGTATAACAGGACCATTCTATACTGGTGCTACAGGTTTAACTGGGTATGACGGGCCAACTGGCTACACTGGGCCCACGGGTCTGCCTGGGACAGCCGTCAATACGGGTTCTACGGGCATGTCGGGACCAACCGGTAATACTGGCGACACTGGGCCGACGGGTTTAACTGGGCCAACTGGAGGGACTGGACCAACTGGATGGACGGGGTCAACTGGACTGACTGGACCAACTGGATGGACGGGCCCAACTGGATGGACGGGGCCAACGGGCCTGACTGGATATACTGGTTTAACCGGTCCAACGGGTCTAACTGGCAGCACAGGGACAACGGGCCCTACGGGACTGACTGGGTATACTGGATGGACGGGTCCTACCGGCACGACCGGACATACGGGTCCAACTGGTGATACTGGCCCAACTGGTCCAACTGGATGGACGGGTGATACTGGAACAACAGGAAATACAGGTGATACTGGACCGACGGGCACAACTGGCCCGACTGGATGGACTGGCAGTACAGGGACAACGGGCACAACGGGGCCCACTGGAAATACTGGTAGGACTGGGACAACTGGCACAACTGGAAACACGGGGTGCACAGGATCCACAGGCAATACTGGAAGGACTGGACCAACTGGTCGCACTGGGCCCACTGGCAATACTGGTTCGACTGGGAGGACCGGACCAACTGGAATGACCGGGAGGACGGGTCCTACCGGCCCAACTGGTTCAACTGGAATGACCGGGAGGACTGGGCCTACTGGGTGGACAGGTCCAATTGGAAGGACTGGACCAACAGGGACAACCGGAGCAACAGGTCCTCTGGGGACTGGACCCACTGGGCTAACAGGACCAACTGGATCGACTGGGCCCGTGGGTGTGCCCGGATCAGCGACAAATACTGGTGCGACTGGTCCAACAGGAGAAGTTGGAACTGGCCCGACGGGTCTGCCTGGAGAAGCATCCAATACTGGTGCGACTGGTCCAACAGGAGAAGTTGGAACCGGGCCAACTGGAGATACAGGACCAACTGGAACAACTGGTGCGACAGGGCCACTTGGCACAGGCCCAACTGGTTCGACTGGATGGACTGGTTCAACTGGTGATAGTGGTCCCACTGGTTCAACCGGTGATAGTGGTCCAACTGGTTCGACTGGTGATAGCGGGCCTACCGGAGAAATTGGACCGACAGGATACAGCGGTGTCCCCCCAGGTGGGCTCACCAACGAGATTTTGGTAAAAAACAGCAATGCCGATTATGATACTGTCTGGACCCCCGATATCATCACAAATACTATTCATAATGGTCAATACACCGGCACAAACATGTTCTTGAATGGAGATCTGAGCCTGACTGGAAGATTGGCCAATACAACAACAGAAATAAGAGTGGGTCTGGAAAGTGGGTTTTCATCACAAGGAACCGAGACTGTTGCGATTGGCTACCAAGCAGGGTACAATCGCCAAGGCAATTATAGTGTCAGCGTGGGATCACAAGCAGGAGAACTCGATCAGGGTATTTATGCTGTTTCGGTTGGGTACAATGCTGGAAATAGCGCCCAGGGTGCCAATACGGTTGCGATTGGCAGTAATTCTGGTGATATTTCTCAGGGTAATGGGGCAGTTGCGGTTGGTGGCAACGCTGGGAATTTTGAACAGAGTGCCAATTCGGTTGCCGTGGGTTTTGGGGCAGGCCAGACACAACAGCAGGCAAACGCGATCGCCATTGGGAACAGTTCAGGATTGACCCTACAGGGGCTCGATGCCGTCGCAATTGGAAATCTTGCGGGGAATTACGAACAGAGTGCCAATTCGGTGGCAATTGGGTACGAAGCTGGATTTACACAACAACAAATAAATGCGGTTGCGATTGGCAATAGTGCTGGATATTCAACACAGGGCATAGGGGCGGTGGCGATTGGGGATAATGCTGGGAATATATCTCAAGCGGCCAATACGATTGCCATTGGTTCGAATGCGGGTGTTTCTTTACAACAGATTGACGCAATTGCCATTGGGAATAGTTCTGGGAATACCGCACAAAATTATTATGCGATTGCCGTTGGAAGCAATGCCGGAAATTACCAACAAGGGACCGAAACAATCTCACTTGGGCACAATGCCGGAAACTACCAACAGAGCGCTAATTCGGTGGCAATTGGGACCAGTGCGGGTGCCAGGAGCCAGGGCGCACAAGCCGTGTCGATGGGCTACCAGGCTGGATTATCTTCACAATCTCCCTATGCGGTTGCGATTGGTTCGAGTGCGGGGGCAACAGGACAACAGACAAGCAGTGTTGCGATTGGTTTGAATGCTGGGTCTTTAACCCAAGGGTCCTATACTATTGGGATTGGCAGCAGTGCGGGTCAGTATTCTCAAGGGCAACGGGGGGTTGCGATTGGTGAGAATTCGGGTAGGTACACACAGGGTCAGTATTCGGTGGCGATTGGCACCAATGCTGGTGCGACTGGTCAGGGGAATTATTCAGTCGCAATGGGTTATCAGGCGGGGAACATAAACAAGGGATTGAATTCGGTGGCGATTGGGACGAATGCTGGATACTCCTCACAAGGAGCCAACTCGATTGCGATTGGCTACAATGCGGGGTTGACGGGACAGAAAGGTGTTGCGATTGGCCCAAATTCTGGGGCTTATAACCAGGGCACATTTTGTGTTGCGATGGGGTTTGCTGCTGGGTGCACGGGCCAGGGGCAGAATAGTATTGCGATTGGGTACAATGCCGGAAACACAACACAGGGCAATGCTTCGGTGGCATTGGGTTTTGGGGCTGGTGGGCAGACCCAAGGATCCGGAGGTATCGCAATGGGTCAATACGCGGGTCAGGTCAGTCAATCTAACTATGGTCTGGCAATCGGTGTCCAAGCAGGGAATACATCCCAAGGTCTGGATGGGATTTCGATTGGGCGGACAGCAGGGTATTCGAGCCAATCCGCAAATTCCATCGCATTAGGAAGACAAGCCGGGTACACCGGACAGGGCACGAATGCGTTTGCTTGTGGTAATAGTGCGGGTCAATATTATCAAGGTGCTAATTCCATTGCGATTGGACATTTTGCGGGGAATCTGGGTGGGAGTGCCAATACGATAGCAATCGGTAATCAAGCCGGATACTCGGCACAAGGCGCCAATTCGATTGCCATTGGGCTTTTGGCAGGACAAACGAGCCAGCACGCCAGAACGACTGTGATAAATTCTTCTGGAGTCGCATTAAACACCAATAGGACAGACGCATTATTCATTGCCCCCATCCGCAATACAGGAACTTCCAATTACTTGTTCTACAATCCAACAACCAAAGAAATTACTTACCAGAGTGGCGGTGGTGATGGTTCTACTGGCCCCACTGGTGCTGGTGCGACTGGTCCAACTGGTATAGCTGGAGATACTGGTAAAACTGGTCCAATTGGTGAAACTGGACCCACTGGTGATGCTGGTGCGA